TAGCTCAGTTGGTAGAGCAACGCACCTTTAATGCGTGAGTCGCAGGTTCAAGCCCTGCTGGAGTGACGATTTTGGATTGAATTGCCTAACGTGTCATAATTCAAAGAGAGGGGCGGATGCTGTAATAGGTGTCCGCCCTTTTTGTTTCAAAAGGATTTCTTACCTTTGTCTAAGAATTAACTCTCAAAATAACATACAACATGCTGGAATTACTAAAGTTCTCCGTCAAGGGGTTTAAGGGATTCAAGGATGAAATCACCTTTGACCTAACAGACAAGAGAGAACAGACAACCGAATCCAAGGGGCTGGCAATTATCCTTGGGAAGGAAGGTGCAGGGCGTACCAACCTCGGTGAAGCTCTCTTTGATATTGCCTACAACTTCAACAAAAGCATCATCCGCCCAAAGAGTATGTACTCTTACGCCAACTCTTCCATCGCAGTAGAGTTTTGCTATGAGCTATGCGACTCGGTGCTAAGCGCAATCTACCGATACAGATATAAGGTCTACGATGGTGAGATTTATGACGTGATGGTAGAAGAAACGACTAACAAGTACCCAATCTCGGAGGACAAGAAAGATAAAGTCCTAAAAGATATTTCAGACTTCGCTCAGTCAATGCTCTTCATCAAGAACTGCAAGGAGAGATTTCCAATGAGAGCCGAGGACTTGAAGGACGAGTTGCTTCCTTCCGATGAGTTCCTTCGGGACTTTGAAGAGTTCCTTGTCAGTTGCATCGGCTACGAAGTGGATTTCGTCAAGATAAATTCCGAGCTGTACTTTAAGGAGAATGGGGTTGTCCTTCCATTCTTCAAGTGTGCAAACAAGAGACTTGTGGACTTGTATCTCTTGGTTAATAGCGTGGGGTGTGGTCACTTCTTTGAAGACGAGCAGTATTCGCTCATCTACGTTGATGACCTTCCGTTCATAAACGACCTCACTAAAACGCCATCCATCCTCACCTTCCTTGAAAATAGGACAAAGCAGTTAATCGTAGCTCCTATTGATACGATATACTTCAAGTTTGATAGACCGAAGGAAGACTTGTATATCATAGCGAATGGTCAGGTGAAAGAGATACAAGAATGGACTGACAAGGATTTGCAGTTCGGGCATAACTTTGAAGGGTTGTACCGAGGAGGTGCTTTTGACGAGTGAGGACACCTTGGCAACCATAAATGATAGCGGAGAGATTACCATACGGGGTCTTTCCGATATTGCTTTGAAAGGTTATTTTCACTACCTTCGTGAACGAAACATACAACAACACTACACATAATGAAGAAGACTTTAGAACGTAAAGCACTGACCGATGGTGAACTATCTATCCCATTTGAACGAGATAGGTATTGGGGCACTGAAAAAGTATGTCGTGGAAGTGGCTATAAGATGTACCATTACCATGGTAGACTTTTAGCTGAAATCCGTGGAAAGAACCTACACTACGTTCGTGTGTACAAGCATAAACATGTCTCTATGGGTAGATGTAATTGCTCGCTATGCGAATGGAGACGAGAACGTTCCGCCCAACGTAAAGTGAAGAGAATGAACGAGAAGGCAGAAGCGTTTGGAGAATGGTAATTTAATGCCTATCTTTGAGCAACAGAACATACAAAAACATAAGATATGGAAATAAACTTTAGCAAGGAGTTCACCGATGCTCCTGGCGGTCGTTACAAGTCCGATGGTTCTCACTCAGGTGAGCTTTTCTACGAGACATTGCTTCTTCCAAGGTTTGAAGAAAGCCTCAAGAACAACGAGAAGCTCATCGTCAATATGGATAACGTATATGGCGTTCCTGCCAGCTTCGCCTCTCAGGCATTCGGCACGCTCTCTCAGAAGTTCGGAAGCAAAAAGGTGCTTGACAATATCGTCATCAAGACGAACATTGAGAGCCGTAGGAATATGATTGTGGGGACAATTATTGACCCCGAAGGAAAGCTGTCCCTTTAGCAAATCAAAAGACTAATCACTAACTTAATAATAAAACGAAAATGGCAGAAGTTGGAGTAACTCATCGTTGCGGTGGTACGCTCTACACCACTTACAGCGATATTGAAGAGAAGGCAGTAGCTCAGGCTAACCTCCTCCTCGGTATGGAAACGTACGAGGAGCAGACAGCTCACCTGCTACCTGACGCTCATTTCTGTATGGGGCTGTCCCCCGTTGGACTTGCTTTGACCTTCTCCGATGTCAAGGGTTTCCATCCATCAATCATTTCGGCTGACGCAGGGTGCGGTGTCTCGGTATATCGTATCCCTAACGTCACCGAAGAAATGCTCTTTGAGCTTTCCAAGAATATGAAGGATGTCCTTGACTTCGGTAAGAAGATGTACATTCAGGAAGCGTTAGATACTCTTGAATGCTACCAGCTGATAGATAACGACAAGGAGAAGAAGATGCTCTTTGAGCGTAGCTTCTGCACCCTTGGTGGTGGAAACCACTTCTTTGAGATTGGAGAACATCTTGACGAAATCTCAGGAGTGCGTGAACACTACATCGTCATCCATAGCGGTAGCCGTAATATCGGAGGTCTCCTTCTGAAGCGAGGGAATGACCTTGCAGAAGAGAGTGCAAAGAAAGCCTACTCCAACGCTGTATCAGATGTCGTACGTGAGTATTCAACGGCAGAAGATAAGTCGGTCATATCCGATATTATCTCCTCTCTTGAACGCCCTGACGGCACGATAATGCGAGGAGTAGTCCTTGACATCTACAAGGAGATGGAAATCTTCGCACAGAAGTACGCTTCACTCAACCGAGATGCCATCGCTAAGTCTGCATCCATCATTCTCTTCGGTGAGGACAAGACGGAGAAGATTGTAGACAAGCCACACAATTACGTTGATTGGAACTTACGTGTACTGCACAAGGGTTCAATGGGCGTAAGCGTTGGTGAACTAATTGCTATCCCTCTCAATATGCGTGACGGGACTATCGTAGGTCGTGCGAGTGGCAACGTGGCAGAGTGGGGCTACAACCTCCCTCACGGGGCAGGACGTTCTAAGTCTCGTGGCGAAGCTGTCCTTGATATTTCCATTGAGGAGTACAAGGAACAGACCAAGGGAATCATCAGCCATACCATCAATGAGAATACCATTGATGAAGCTCCATCAGCCTACAAGGACAGCAAGAGCATCAGCGAAGTCATCACAGCTAAGCTGTACGACTACTTCGTCATCAAGCCCCTTATGTCTTTCAAGGAATCTGAGCCTAAGTGGCAAAGAAAGTAGGAAATCGGTAGGGGCAGGTCTCCTCCCGACTACTACTATAATATCATACAATGGGAGCTTGCTCCCATCATCGTTTAATCACATTCATTCACATCCCTATTACCAAATCAAATGACAGAAAGCAAACAAGCGTTATCTGACTACGTGTACCAAAGTAAGTACTCTCTCTACCGAGAGGACTTAGGTCGTAAGGAAGTGTGGAAGGAAAGCGTACAGCGTATCAAGGATATGCACCTCACGCATCTCGCCACCTTCGCCCCCGAAGCACTCAAGGACGAGTGGTTCATGAAGCAGTTTGAAGAGGCTATTGAATACTACGAAAAGAAGAAGTTCGTAGGTTCTCAGCGTAACCTTCAGTTCGGTGGAGACCCCGTACTTAAGTCTTCCGCAAAATCATATAATTGTAGCTACTCGCACTGCGATAGATTAGAAGTATTCCGAGAAATCGAATGGCTTCTGCTGAGCGGTTGCGGTTGCGGTCTTTCGGTAGAGAAAGCGCACGTTGAAAAGCTCCCTAACCTTCTGAAGGAAGAGGAGCTTGAAAAGGAAAAGGAGCTATTCTTGATTGAAGACAGCATTGAGGGATGGGCTGATGCTATCCATAGACTTCTTACCTATTACTTTGTTAAGGGTTCAAAGAAGCCTATGTTTGACTACTCGGAAATCCGTCCAAAGGGTGCAAAGATTGCAGGTCGCTTCATTGCCCCAGGACCTAATGGTCTTCGTGAAAGCATCGGTCGTATTGACAAGGTGATTGCAGGTGCTGTTGCCTCGGGTGCTACCAAGCTGTCACCTCTTCAGTGCGCAGACATCATCGCTCACCTTTCCGATTCAGTTCTCTCGGGTGGCGTTCGTAGGTCAGCCCTTATGATTCTCTTCTCCCCCGAAGATACGGAGATGGTTGAATGTAAGACGGGCGATTGGTTCACGGAGAACCCTCAGCGTGCTCGCTTCAACATGTCTGCGGCTCTTGACCGAGGTCAGGTTCATAGAGAGGTCTATGACAAGCTCTTCCACGCAATGCGTACGAGCGGAGACCCAGGTCTCTTTTGGAGAGACGAGTTCGGTATCGGGACTAATCCTTGCTGTGAGATTGGTTTTGCTCCCGTAGATGAGTTCGGTAATACGGGCTGGCAGGTATGTAACCTTGTATCCATCAATGGTAATGAATGTACCACCGAAGATGAGTTCTACAAGATTTGTGCTTGCGCATCTACTCTCGCTACCATTCAGGCGAGCTATATGAACTTCCCCTACCTTGGTGAGGCTACAACGAATATCATCAAGTCAGACCCTCTTATCGGTGTGTCTATCGGTGGTATTATGAATAACCCTGCCATCCTACTTAACAAGGACATTCTTGCAGTAGGTGCTATTCAGGTGCGTCAGCAGAACGCTAAGATTGCACGTATCCTCGGTATCAATCCAGCGTCAAGAACGACCTGCGTAAAGCCCGATGGGACGGTCAGTTTGCTCCTCGGAATGACCTCAGGTATCCACGGGGCTTACGCTAAGAAGTACCTGCGTAGCGTGGAAGCGAACAACGAAGAACCCAACCTCAAGGCTTACGAAGAGGCTAACCCCAAGGCTGTACAGCCTAACATCTTCAAGCCTGCTACGGACAAGAAGATTTTCTTCCCTATTGAAGAAGATGACTCTACTATCCTCCGTGGCGACTTGCAGGGACTGAAGCTCCTTGAATACGTCAAGCTCGTTCAGCAGAATTGGGTACTCGCTGGGATGAAAGACCAAAAGTCTCCCGTAAAGAATAACGTATCAAATACGATTGACGTTCCCGACAACGAATGGGATAAGGTGAAGGAATGGGTTTGGGACAACCAAGACTATATCGCTGGTGTCTCCTTCCTTTCTACTTACGGAGACCTTGACCTTCCTCAGCCCCCAATGTGCAGAGTTCTCAGTATGGAGGAAATCACCCGTGAGTATGGTGTTGCTTCGCTCTTCGCATCAGGTCTCGTTGTGGATGTCATCAAGGCGTTCAAGTCTCCCGATATTTGGAAGGCGTGTCAGACCATCCTCGGTCGTGGTGAAGTACTCTCCGTAACCGATGAGCATATCAACGCTTACGCTCAGGAGCATAATATCGACCTCCCCCTTGGCGAGGAATGCAAGACGAACATCCGTGCTATCTTGGAAGAAAAGATTTCCAACAAGGTAGACAACCTTCACGAGAAGCTGGACATCGTAAGACGTGTTAAGAAGTTCGCTAAGAACTACTATGCAGGTGATGTCTACAAGGCAGTTAATCTCCTAAAGGTGGTTAATAACCTTCACTACTTCGAGGTGCTGAAGAAGACCTACAACCCCATTGATTGGAGTTCGGTAGACTTCGGTGGCGACAAATTCAGTAATGCAGACGAACTCGGTGCAATGTCTTGCGCAGGGGGAGCTTGCGAAATCAAGTAATAAGAATTATGGCTAATTTTTCATTCAATAGTAGTAGAGCACCTATCTACTCAGAAGAACTACTACGCAGAGCAGAGGACGACCTCATCGCTATCAACGAGCTGGAGGAGTTCAATTCATCATCATACAAAGAGCTTAACTCTTCTATTGATAGGCTACTCTTGGAGGTGGAGGTCTTCACTAAGGTTGGAAATCACGCTATCCGAAAGAAGAACGAGTGCGGTATCGTTGATTTCCTATATGGTTCAACCGCAGAGATTGCCAAAGAATCCGAAGGTTCTCTCTTGAATGCAGTCACTATTATCATCAATAGGGTTGCTGACAGCTACAAGGATAAGAAAAGATTCATCCAAGATGCAAAGGACAACCTATACAACAACCTGCAACATGAGCTTGGTGGTACTAATGTAGAGGTGTCAGAGAAACTATACCCCAATCTTTGCATCTTCCTCACGGAATACCCCCAGGAGCTGGAAAAGCGTAAGGAAGCAGAAGAAGCTAAGGCTATAGAACAAGCTAAGAGGGGTGTCCCTTGTGTCGGTCACGTCTGCTCTGACAAAAGTATCTCCGTTTCAAAGAAGATGCCTGCCATTCAGTTCTTTAATGAAGACGCTCCAAAGAGTAAGCCTATTGATAAACCTCATTCTCCAAGCGAGCTTGATGAGGTAAAGAAGTGGAAGGAAAGGTATGGTGACAAATTTATCTCCGAGGCGGCAAAGGCGTTGGAAGGGATGCCAAGCTACGAAAAGTTCAAAGTAGCAGACGCTCCTAAGATTTCTGACCTTGAAGGGAAGAAGAAGTCACCAAAGAAGGAAGCTCCAAAGGCAAACAATGGTAGCGAAGAGTTCCATTTCATCTTCCTTGACGAAGATGGTGTTGAGTACGAAGTTCCCGAGGATTCTGCTCTTGAACTTATCGCACTTATGCGTATGCTTGACGAAGAGGATGACGAGTCTTAAACGTCTATGCTAATAGAATGATGAATGAAAGTTCGGAGAATTTGGTTTCTCCGAACTTTCTTCTTATCTTTGTAGTACGAAAACCCAATAGGGAATGTCTAACAAATAGTAAAACAAAAAGAATCATGAGCAATGAGAGCCTCAAGACCTTGGTAAAGGTCGCCATCGCAATCGTCTCCGCCCTGCTGACATTTTGGGCTGTCTCGGTTATCCTAACCACGGAAGCCGAAAAGAAGGAACAACACACCACCCCTCAGTCCATCCCAAAATCTTCACAGAGAGTCTTCTCTGTGAAGACCGACTACGGAGTACTCCTCACTAATGGGGAGTGCTATAATGTAGACTCCGTAGTCCTATGCGTATATACCGAGGAGTTCAACGGGGCGAATGTCATTGACCAAGTCCGAGAAAACATCTACGGATATATCCTTGACGCTCTTGAAGACGCTTCGTGGGAGTCACCAACCATTGATAGCTTATCCACCAATACCGAAGTCATCCTATCAGATAAGTTAGCTTCCTCAAGCGCAAATATCTATTGGATAGAGGTGTATTCAACCTTTGCAGGGGTTGATAATAGCCTTTCTATAATGGATAAAAGGGAAATCGTTCCCGAGTATCACTAAAATATAATTAGAATGTCAGCAGAAGAAATTAAGAATGTAGGCGAAGAAGCAACGGAAGTTGCACAGCCTGAAGCTACTCAGGAAGAAGTAGTACGTGACGCAGAAGGCAACGTTGAGATGCCAAAGGAAGACCTTGAAGCGGTCAATGAGCCTATTGATTACGCTACTGCACCAACTGAGGCACGAGAATCCTTTATGAAGGAAGTCTTGGAAACTCAGAAGGCTTCAGAGCGTATCAAGATTGTGGATATTGAAAAGATTCCAACAGAAGCAGAAGTGAAGGCTCTCGCTGAGGAATGGGAAGAAGCTAATCGTGCGTTCCATGAAGACCTCAAGCTCTCTCTCTCAGAAGACAAGAACGAGTCAGAAGCATTCGCAGTCGTCCTTCAGACTTTCTTTGAACGCTATTGTCAGTGGTCAGGCGACCAATTCCGTGCCGTCCTCGCAATCCACGAGACCCTTGAAGAGATTTCAAGCAAGAGAAAGAACAAGACTTTCAATGACCTGAAGCTCTCCTACTACGAGACTATGGTCATCGCAGTGTTCCTCAAAGAGCCTAAGGGTACGGGTATCAAGAGTTCGGAATGGTTCAGAGACAACGCTACGAACCTCTACAAGATTTCACAGCGTTCTCTCAGCATGCTCAAGGACTTTGAAGACCGCAAGAAGGAACTTGAACGTAAGCTGGAAGTCGCTCAGCTCGCTTCAATCTCGTTCTGCGTAGAAGCTCTCCCCGTTGAGAACAAGTACGAACACGACCTCGCTAAGTGCATTGAACTTGAAAACAAGTTCCTTGAAGAAGCAGGTCTCCTCTAAGAATAACTAAACATCGGAATGCCCGAACTCATCATCGGGTTCGGGCATTCTTCTCTTTCAACTAACTAAAAACAATTCCTATTATGTTCATCATCGTAATCCTTTTGCTCGTCCTAATTGTAGCGACAGCAAAACCATCCCTCATCAAGCCCGCCATTGACTATGTTGAAGCCCTACTAAAGGGCAAGAAGACCGAGATGGATGACGAGCATCTTGAAGAAGACTATCATGCTGTACTTCAAGAGAGACTTAGCGTCCTTCTTGGTAATGTCGCAAGAAACCTGAAGAATATAGACTCAAAGCTGTTGTCTCAAATCTCGGAAATGTTTGAGGCTTATGAAAAGATGGACTTCAACCGAATGGAGAGCCTCTTATCAGCAACCACTCCGCTGTCCATATCTTCAGAACCAACAAGCTATGGTCACTTGGACATCAATGACTACATCAATATGAAGGTCTTGAACCTCATCGGTGGTAGCTTCTCAAAGAATGCGTGTGAAGATATGCAGATTATTTGGAGTACGGAGTTCTACAAGCTCGTCTCTTGGGTCGTATGCCTTGACCTGAAGGAGTACGATATGGCACGAGACAACATGAAGCAGTGTATTGAGACGCTCCAGTCCAACAGCATCGTAAAGCAGTTCGGGAAGCCTACCAAGGTGGAAACTCCAGCAACGGAAGTAGCCAATGAAGACGAAGAAAAGAAGGACGAAGTCACCGAAGCAGGCGAAGTTCAAAACTAACCAGCTCGGGTTTCTCGTCTTCACCAACGAGAAGGCTGACTACGAGATTACTATATATCCACCGAAAAATCCCGAAGTAGACCCGAAGTGGCTTGCTGACGGATTTCCCGATGACCCCGTCCCACTTCGCTATTATAATTCGTACGAGGATATAATAAAGGACGTAGAACGCATCTGTAATGTGGTTGTAGTCCCTTAGCAATATCAATCTAACCGACACACGTGATAACCACGGACTTGCTTTTGCGGGTTCGTGGTTTTTCGTAAATAAGATAACCATGGCATTTACGAGGAACATAAGAATGGAGTATCCTCTCCTTAATACGCTGAGGAGAGGGGTTTTCAGGAGAGACCTTGAAGACCCGACAGCCCTTGCGTTTAAGGTGGAGTTCGGTATCATCAAGGGGCAGTCGCTATTTGGTGACAAGATGTTCACATTCCCTGCTCATAACAACAAGATTGAGGGGAGCATCTTATATGACCATATGCCAACTCCGTTCTTTCAGTTGCCCATCCCTACAACGCAGATTAGGAGCAGTTCACTCGTAGACCATAGCCTTGTCCCGCAAGGGGCGTACTCGGCATACACTTACCTACTAAACTCAAATCAGGATGCAAGGGCTGAAATGCTCCTTGACTTCATTGGCGGATGGCACGAACTACAAACCAACCATCCGTATCTGTTTGAGAGTGTATCGGGAATACAAAACCTTCTCAACATTGAGCCTAAATATGGACCTCGCATCAAGGAAGGATATGAAGGAGCTAAGGTGACGTTTACGATGCGTGATACCCTTGACCAAAGGGTAAGGCACATGCTCAGCCTTTATAGGAGTATCGTATGGGATGACAAGTGGCATAAGCATACGATGCCTGATATGTCACGCTTCTTTAAGATGTATATCTATATCTCCGATTATAGGCTGTTCACCAAGCGTGCTGGCTCTTCTATCTTCGGTGCGGACAAGACGACTGCACAGCCCGAGAAGAACAAGGACTTTATGGAGAAGGTGATGGATTTTGAAGTTCCTCAGATACCTTCTTCACGAGGTGCGAGTATCCGTGCGCAGGCTACAAATATCCTCACGAGGAATTTGAATGATATAGCCCGTGGTGTTACCGATAGAGTTAAGGGCAAGGTAGAGGAGAAGTTGTCGGGTGCGGCGAAGGCGGTAGGGCTAAGTAGCAAACTCAGCGCATCAGCACTGAACCTTGTTATGGAGGTTGTGGATACCATAGCACCCGTCACGATGATTGAGTGTGATATGTGCGATATTGACATTCGCTCTATCAACCAAATCTTCTCAACCAACTATGATGATACACAGCCTGGATATTCCAAGACCTTTAACTTCATAGTTAATGTAAGGAATGTAAACGTAACACACCGCTTTACTGCAACGATAGATGATATAGATGAAGCGTATGCGAGCGAGGTCTTCTACCGAAGATTTCCGACAGCAGAGAAGTACAGCTACCTTGGTGCAGATAAAGTACCTACCTCCATATCTACTATCATTGACGACAAGATTATATCCATCAATAATACTGACCTCAACCAAGGGAATGACGAGAGTGACTACCGCATTGCAAGCCTATACCTTAAAGGCTCAAATGTCGTATCGGATGCCATTCACCTTGCGGATAAGGATAGGAAGATAAACGTACTACAACCATATTACTTTACCGATGTCCCTTCGGTTGAGAACAACAAGTATGGCGGTTCGGAAGCATCCTCTCCTCTTTGGGGTACTATCGGTGGATGGGTGGATAAACTCGGTAAGTGGGTGGAAGGAAGTGTTGGTACTCGCCTTGAGAATGCGATAGAAGGACTAACCTTCTCTCCCGTGCTTGGAGGGCACTCCGTAACTGAATACCTTGAGACTATCGGGACACAGAATGTCATAGGGCTACTCGGTCTTATCCAAGACAGCATGCGGAAGAAGATGGAGGTCTTTGATATAACCAAGGAGCAGTCTGATGCCATCTTCAACGAGACGCTGAAACAGATTTCAATGCGTAAGCCCTCCGATGAAGCCGAAGAGGTCATCATCAACACCTCTAAGGAGGTGCTATCCAATATGACCTTGTATAGCTATATGGAAAGCTATGCAGAGAAGCATTTTATTGAGGATATTGTAGAGCTACACAAGACGGAAGAGGACGACAAGGTCGGTGAGGGAAACCTATTCAAGTCTGAGGATGGAGGCGAGCTTAACAGCAACATAAGCCTTATCTCAACCTCTCCTGATGTGATTACTCCTACCGCAAGCATATTCGCAAGCAATGAGAATAACGAAACGCCTGACGCAAATATATACAGCTCAACTGACGAGAACAACATAGCAGAACCAAACCTCCTATCAACACCTGATAGCACGAAGATTGGTTATGCAAACATATACAAGACCGCAGACGAGGTGCAGTCACCCGAAGTGCATATGCACTCAACTGACGACAAGACTAAGATGGTGAAGCATTCCATCTTTGCGTCTGACGAACGAGAGTATGTCAAGGATGTTCATCTAACGAAGACCGAAGACGACAACGCCATTCAGAACGTGGATATGTACTCATCGGAGGAGGAGCTGAAGCTAAAGAGCGACCCTCTTTACAGCGCAGAAGACCACAACGAACTCCCAGGAGTATCAATGTACGAAAGCAAGGAGAATCTCAATGCACATAATGTCAATATCCACGCAACGGGAGAAGACCATTCGCATGAGGTGAGCGTAAGACTACATTCCTCCGAGGAGAGCGGGCAGGTGCATACGCCCAACCTATACAAGACGGATGATGGGATGACCGAAGCGAGACCCGTAGAGATATATTCATCGGAAGAGTATTCAACAGCACCGAGGGCAGTCCTTCACCAAACGGAGGATGTTGCACAACCAAGCAAGACAATACGACTTCACGGAAGTGCTGACGATAATAGAGTAGGAAGAGTATCTATATTCGCATCTGAGCAGGATAGGAAAGTGACCAAGCAAGATATTCACGAAACGCCCGATGAGGCAGAAAGCGTTGAAGAAGCATTCAGGAGAGGGCATACCAAAGAATATACGATTACTGATAAGCTCGCCCATATGGAGAAGATACGAAAAGAGCATAAGTACTAAAAACGAAGAAGAATTTTATGTTTCTATAATAAGGTAGTGGTAGGAAAGTCCTACTGCTACCTTTCTTTTTAATCAGTATGGTTTATGCCAAACTACAAACTAACATTCCATTCAAGTAGTAACTTCTCAGGTCTATCTGAATGGCTCAAGGGGTACTTCGGGATTCCCGATATGTTCCTTGGAAGTAAGAGTAAGAACTCACTCTGTATTGAAATTGACCTCAATGGTCAGTTTTTTGAAGCAACGGGTATCAATGCCCAAGCACCACGTATTGGACGCTACTCTCGTATCTCGTTTGAGGATGCAGGGGTAGACGGGTTCAAGCTGGAAAATGAAGTAGGCGAGGAAATCCCCACGCACGCAGGTAAGAAGAAGTACTTGGTGTGTATCAAGGATACACTCGTTATGTTCCAATCAACGCTTGCGTTCATCTCTAAGACGACAGATGATGCTAAGCTGATTATCTCAGCCACGGATGTTCTTCCTCAGACGAGTAAGGACTATATGGCAAGGATGCGTTTCACCGAGGAGAATATGGATGTTGCTATTGCCAAGGATAAGATGTATATCTCGGGTGATGGTGTACACGTTGGCTACAATGTCTTCAAGATTGACTTTGTTCCTATCGTATCCAACACGTTCTTTGATGAAATGTTCAGTGGCTTCGGTAGACCTCAGGTGAGCGTTGAAGTAGATGGAAGTAGGATTAAGCTCCTCTCAGATACGCTGAAGATTGTCTCGGATACGTCAGGAGAAGACAAGTCTACTCAGGCTGTTAATGTGGAGCTGAAGCCCAATGGCGACTTCTTCGTCACCGCTCCTGATGGTTCGTTCTCGGTGAAGCTCGGTGAGGCTCATAACGAAGCTCCGTTCTCGTTCCCAATCTCACGAGGAGACCTCTCGGCATTCCTCTATGGTAACGACAGCTCATCTAACAAGGTCATCTTCAAGGTCACTCCCGATGCCTGTGGAATGCAAGCCCCACGTATCGTCAGTGCGCACGTTATGGATGGTCACTCTGGCGAAGAGTCTAAGTACTTCATCATTGAAGTCATAAAGAGAGCTGAGTCCACTATCAAGATTTAATTTTATCTCTAACCTTAAAACTCACATTTAATGAAGGTTTCGGAAAACAAGGACATTCGTCCTTACGCTAAGGAGCTTGGTAACGAAGGTGTTGCAGGCTTTAATTGGGATGCGTATGAAAGACTTGGTCACTCAAAGGTGAAGAAGCACCGACTGAGCAAGAAGGAATGGATTTACGCATCAGGTGAAAACGTAGAAGATGACTACAAGGCTTATACGTCATCTACGTTTAAGATTTCCAAGGATGTGGATACCATCAGCTCCAAGACGAAGGGTTCGCTTCTTGCTATCACGGGTATTGACCTTGCGCCAAACAACAAGGTCATTGTCCATACCGAGTCAGGTCTCAGTGCTTGTGTAGACCTTGAAAAGGATAAGCGTATCCTTGATGTCCTTGGTGATAATATGTCCGTAGAGGAGCTTTATGCAAGCCTTGTGACTGCATTCGGTAAGCAGGACTTCATCACCCGAGTAGGTAATGTCTACATTGACAAGAATGGCAATGGGTCGTTCTACGAAGGTATCATCCTCGGTGTCAAGGAAAGAATGTCCCGCTCGTCAAACGCTCTTAGCGCACGCAAGGAGATGGTAGGTATCAAACTTGACCTCAGAGGTAATACCGCAAGCGATGCTCGTACCGAGAACAAGATTAAGCGTCTCAACAACGAAGCCTCTTCCGCTTGGTCTACTATCTACACGGGTGTCATCACGGGTGTCAATGCAGGTGGTTATACCATCCTCGTAGATGGTCTTGAATGCTTCCTTCCCTACTCTCAGGCTTCACTCGGTGGTAGCCTACCATCAAGAGACAAGGTCTCTAAGGAAGAAAGAGAAAAGGCTATTCAGGCTCTTATTGAGGAGAATAAGGCGAACATCGGTCTTGAGCTTGAAGTGGTAGCCCTCTCGTACGACAGACGTAGCGACTCTTATGTAGTCTCTCACAAGGAAGCTAAGCGTATCATCGCCTCGGCAATCTGTAAGGAACTTGCAGGTAGTAGCGAACCTCTCACGGCTATCGTCAGTGGGTCTGCATACTACGGGGTGTTCCTTGAGATTATGCTTCCTAATGGGGCTTCTACCTTTGACGGGATTATCCACTACAAGAACTCAAGCGAAGAGTTCAAGACGAAGGTAGAGAGCGGTGCTATCAGAAAGGATGATATTATTGATGTCTACGTCACTGAGGTTACGGAAGACGGAGTAATCATCATCTCGGACAAAAAACCTGAAGGTGATGAATAACCCTGAACTCACCGACATCAGCAAGCTGGATGTTAAGTTGTGTGCTTGTCCTCGTTGCGGAAACACCTCGGTAGCTACGCAGACTATCTTGGTTGAGGTAAGGAACTTGGAGAATATAGCAGAAGCACCCGACAAAGCACCTATACAACTACTTGTCTGTGCTAAGTGCAATAAGGTTCTTGACTTGGGTATGAACAACCCATTCATCAAGAAAGTCTCGGAAGCGGCAGGTGAGAACTTCGGTTTACAACTCAACCCGCTTGAAGAAGAAAAGAAGTAAAACTCTTTCCATCGGATAATACGAGAGGAGGGGTTAAGGCGTAACAACCTTAACCCCTCTTCGCTTTCATATCTATCTCTTTCTTCAGGAATGGAAGTAGGATATGGTCTTCGTACCGCACCTCCTGAATGTTGTATATGTCGCTATACTTATATGTCTTTAGCCACGTATCATCCTCGTTCATCTGTTGCTTACCCAGCATCTTACCAACAACAACCTCTGCAACACCAACGTCCTTGGTTATCGTATTACGAAACCCTTGGTCTTCAAATAAATCTAATACCTTGGCTATCTCCTCAGGGGTGAAGCTCGTTATATCAAGTACAAGCACGTTCGGTACTTTTGGTCTAAATCTAAGAACGAGTACAATACGAAGGGACTTATCGTCACGCCTAAGAAGAGTGGCGAAGCTAAATATCCGTGGATTGGAGTATAGATGCCCCTTGGCTAATGGTCTTATCAGCCTATCGGTTACGGCTTTCCGTATTTCAATGGAGTTACCTCCTCTGTCTAATCTTTGAAATTCCCTTGCGTATGCTCCATCCACCATAATAAATAATTTACACATAAACCATAAATCTATGCCATCAGCAAAGAAAACAGAAGAAAAGAAATCGGGCGGGATAATGAATTGGCTAAATAAGCTAAATAGTCCTGAGACTGATACCTCTGCATCGGGTCTTATGGGGTCTATAACACTTCTTATAGGGCTTTTTATTTTCATTGTCCTCGCAGTGTTCTATATGATAAAGACCTCCGAGGCGAGCAATATACTTGCTCTTATAGATAAGGATGTGGTCATTATATCCATCGGCTCTGCTCTTCTTGGTATAAGAAAATTCTCAGGGGTACTCCGTAGTAATAAATACCACATTGAAGGCTCTGACCTCAAGAGTATCGCTGATATGATACATAACGGAGGTAAGGATGTAGAAGATGATAGACACAGAACATCGTACGAAGAGGAAAACGAAGGTGAAACCTTCGTAAATGATATTGAACATGAAGAGGCAGGAGAAACGCTACTCGGTACGAAGAGTAAGAGAAAACGCAGGTGATATATCTGCACCCTCTCTCGGAAATGGAGTTCAGGGTGGCTCTGTTGGGAGCGGTGATACGTTCGGAGCTTTGTTCCAAATGCCCGTGTCTAAGAAAACAATTAAATACAGAAAGAAAAAGAAATAACCTATTATAATGCCTACGGATATAGTAATCAAAGGTTACGGACGAGAAAAGCTCAAGAGAGTGAATGAATCCGTACAAGGAGGTTCAAAGAACATTGACCTTGAAGGGGTTTTCGGTGTAGTGAGCGACACGCCTAACCGCAATGGTCGTATCTACACGGAGGAAACATACCTTCCGCACATTAAGGATATTAGAGACCGACTCAGCCGAGGCGAAACTATCTATGGTGAGCTTGACCACCCTGATGATAGATTTGAAATTAAGGTAGAGAAGGCTTCCCACATGATTCTTGACGTACACTACGACAAGAACAGCAAGAAGGTAATGGGTAAAATCCGCCTTCTTGACACTCCATCGGGGCGAATTGCTAAGGCTCTCTTGGAAGCAGGTGGTAATGTATATGTCTCGTCAAGAGCGCAGGGCTATGAGCTTGATAATGGTAAGCTGGAACTGACGCAGATTATGACTTGGGACATTGTCGCTACTCCTGGCTTCTCAGAAGCGGTGGTTCACCGAGTAAACGAATCGGCTCAGGTTAATAGCCTTCAGTCGTTCGTACGAGATAAATATGAAGAATACAAGAGGATTGTGTCACCTAAGACGAATTATAAGGTAATCCGCATCAACGAGAACGAAGACTACATCCGAATCGCTAAGCCTATCAAGGAAGAAAAGACGATTGACCAAGCAAGGCTTGACAACAACGAAGAAGAAGGTCGCAAGATGGATGAGTTCTATGTGGATAACACTCGCACCGCAGACCCCGATACGGAGGTTGTTGAGCTGAGCGATGAAGCTATCTCACGTATTGCAGACGAGCTTGAAAAGCGACTTGGCAATAGCCTCGGCAAGGGTGGTTCTGATAAGGATGATGATAACCCATTCATTGAAGGTAAGGTCGAGATTGCTTCGGAAAGCGAGCTGACCGATGCCGAAAAGGAAGCCCTTGGTTCTGATGACAACGTCTTTGAAACGGAAGATATTAAGGTTGTCTCGGAAGATGGTCTTACCAATGACGAGAAGGACGCTCTTGAAGCCAATGCAGGCGACAAGGATGACGAAGACGAGGACGAAGGTGAACCCGAAGAGGTTGATGTTGAGGATGAAGTTGAGTCGTTCCTAAATAACGTCAAGAAGGACAAGCAAATCAAGGAGAGCCTTTGTAATAGACATCCTTGGGCAAGAGACCTTCAGCCAATCAACAGAGCCATCTTTGAAGGGTTTGACCGAAGGAAGCAAGATGAAGTCGCTTCACGTATCTACGAGATGTCGGAAGGTGATATTTCGTTCTTCCTTGATGAGAATGCAATCAATGAATCGTTTAATGCAATCACGAAACAGATGAGTTCACCTGACTACACAAAGACCCCACGTTGGGTTGCCCTTGGCGGAAAGGACGTGCTGGAATCTTATAACGCACTTCCAAAGGACATCAGGGAAGAAGTAAATAGACAATCAGAGATTATCGTCCTTGACACGACTGACCAAGTACGCTCTTTTTGGAGAGACCTTAAGAGAGAGAAGATTATCGTAGAATCTAAGAAGTTCGTTCCTTCTCGCCTGAATGAGTCTAAGTCCATTGAGCGTGCAGACCACGACCCTGCTGATAGCCTTATCCTTGAAGAGGAACAGCGTAAGTTCAGCGAGGACATTCTGAGAGAACTCGGTCTGTAATAAATAAGTATATAACAAGTCTAATATAACAGAAAAAACAAAACCATACCTACCCGTCAAGGGAAAAGAGAATTGACGGAAGGTATCATTGCTTTAATACAGCTTTTCTTGACCACGTTCACCAGCGGGAAAAATTGAAGGGAGAGACGGCAAGTGGGTTGTTAGAGTTAAAGCTCAAACAAATACAAAGAAAAGAAAAAACAATGAAGAGAAATCTCACAATTAACGAAAGCGTTCAGAAGTCTATCAATGAAAGTCTGAAGCCCCTTCTTGAAGGTGTATCACCTGCAAGAGTAGAAGCAATCAAGAAGTTTGCAGAAGCTAATGCTCATATGGTTATGTCTAACCGCATCAATGAGTCATTCAGCTCTCCCCTCACCCCTTCTCAGTTCGTAAGCAACACGTCTGTTAGCGGTGCTGGTGACATCCGTGTCCCTTCACTCGGTAATGGTGTTACGGCTGGTGCTAAGGGTACGGGTGACACGTTCGGTGCTCTGTCAAACCTGCCTATCGCTACGAAGATTCTTCGTTCGACTCGCTTCCTTGACCTCGTAAACACTCGCCCCGTTACTGAACCTGCTGGTTTCCTCCGTTATCAGGATATTTTCTATACGGAAACGGGTTCTACGCCTTATGGTAACGCAGGTACTGCTTCTAACCCCAACCCATACAACTCTTATGGTAAGAGAGACCAAGGTACTACCTTCTATCTCCACTTCCAAAGCAAGACTGCTGGTGCGGCTGATGAAAAGGAAAAGTCTGAACTGCTCCGTAACCTCCGTGCGGCTGTTGCCGAAGAACGTGCTCAGTATCCTACGGATGCTTCTCTCGTTGCGGCTAAGGCTACTGCTAAGACGATTGTTGAAATCGTTCCTAACAAGCTCTATGTTCGTATCCTTGGCGTAGGTCGTTACAACAACGCTCTTATCGTTCAGGAAATCGTAGACCCATCTGTTGCTGTTGCTGATGCTTATACTCCTGAGCTGTCACTCGCTAATATCTTTGGTGAGTTCTCAGGTTTCTATAAGGCTGATGGTCTTATTGACCCCACCAAGCTCCATGCAACGAAGGACTTGACGATTGCAACGAAGACCGTAGAAGCTGTTGGTATCAACTCTGTTTCTGCTATTGATGACCCCATCGCTGGTTACAGCTCTGAAGGTAACTTCGCTCCTACCTATCGTGATGGTGCTGTCGTTGTCCGTGGTAGAAGCCGTGGTGCCGCTGAGGTCGCTACTCCAAGAAGACTTCAGGCTGAATACACGAGTATCGCCTTCAAGACGAAGACTATCACTCAGGCTGTTCAGATTACGATGTCTGAAATTGAAGACTATGGTGGTATCTATGGTAACGACATCCGTAAGGAAAGAGAAGAAATGGCTCTTAACCTGATGGCTCTTGAAATTGATACCGAAGGTCTTGAACGTCTTTCTCAGCTCGGCTGGCTTCACGCTGTTCAGGCATTCAACTCTGAAGACATCAACCTGAACATCTCGTTCCGTGCTGGTGCTACGAACACGCCTGCTCTGTGGGTTGCTAACCTCGAACCTGATATGTGGGACAACCCCGTTCAGAAGGTTCAGCTTCCTTACGCTCAGGATACTCTGCCCGTCAAGAGTGCTCCTCAGATGCTTGAAAGCGGTGTCACGCTTGCCGCTCGTCTGAAGGTTCTCCTCCTCCGTGCTGTGAACCTGATGCGTTATCGTTCTAAGATTAACGATGGTGAAGTCTTCGCTCTGATGAACGCTGACCTCGTTAGCCTTCTCGTTAGCACGATGAACGAGTCTCTGAACCCAACTCCTAACAACATCCAGCAGAAGGGTGCTACCGCAGACTATGTTGGTGAACTTTGGGGTATCAAGATTTACAGAGACCAATCTCTCAACCTTCGTGACTTCCGTATCACTATGGGTATCAAGTCAAGCAATGACAAGGCTCCTGGTGTTATCTTCTGCCCATACATCATGGGTCAGGTTACGAGACGTGACGTTACGATGACGGAAGAACTCGGTTCATTCATCCGTAGCCGTTATGCTATCGTGAACTATGGTTTCTATCCTCAGAACAGCTACTTCACCTTCTACTTCGACCCAGGTTTCTAAACTTAGATTAAAGTATAGTAAGTGAAATAAACTAAAGAGGGGGACGGCTTAATGCTGTCCCCCTCTCCTTTTCCCCGTAAATAGGATAAGAACCGAGTGCATATATGATACTATCAAACCTACCACAATCATTTCGTGTCTACTTCAGGAAGGGGTATATCTACCCCGAAGTGAGGGAGAGGTGGGAGCCGCTCGTTCGCAAACTTGACCTTCCGTATATGAGCGTAGAGGACTTTATGAACTCGCTGATAAAGACGATTTCAATGCCAAGTCTCACTACGGGGTCTGTTACTCAGATGAAGGGCAGGAACACCATCACTAAACTTGATGGGTATAGCTTGGAGGAGTCCGTACAGAAGACCTTTAATATAACCTTCAAAGTCACGGAGTCCTATCTGTCGTATCTCATTATGATGCACCAGCTAAAGGTCTTCCGCTCCATCTTTGAAAAGCATAATCTATACCAACCTCCCGTATATGTGGATTACTTTGACGATAATCAAATAGTGTGCTATCGTCAAGCATACCTTCAGGTAACGCCACTCTCTATATCGGAGCTACCAATGACATATTCCGCTCAGCTATCTCAATATACGGAGTTCACAATGTCATTTGCATACAACTACTTAGACCAATTCCTCTTGGTGGGGAATGAACTTCAGAGATTAAATGATTAACTTTATGAACGTTAATAAGAGAACAAAGAGGAATATCAACGAGGATATGGATGAAGACTTCTTCTTAGATGGTCTTACCTGCAACGTCAATGGTATCGCTAACTTCATCTCAGACTACACTCCAAGGAGAGAGAACTACTACGGGGACGACAACCCTAACGACAATGCCGAAGATGACAAAGTGTTTGTGTCTATCGGAGACCTTGTCAGGGGGACAGCCGTTAAAGACGGGAAGGCTTATACGGGATATGTCACTCGTTTCCTTTGGGATGAAGATGGTGTAGGTATTGCAGGTCTACTCATCCGAACTGAAGATACCTCTGAACTTGTGGAAATATACGTCTAACATATAATATGAACGCCACCTACTACATCGGGTTTGACTTCTCCATCGCTAAGCCAGCGTGCTGTGTTATCAAGGAACAGAACAACGAAGTCACATACGCTTTCCACTACTTCCCTAAGAACCAATCTGCAAAGGATATAGCTTTATACAGAGACTTATCTGTAAACGCTATGAGCAGGGATATAGAGAACTTCAAGTGGGAATACAGCGAATCGGTTGTCCTTGACATCTACCTTGCCAAGGAGCTTGCACGGATGATAGTAGCTGAGGTGTTTGACCCTATCCTTCCCGAAGATGGTGTTCGTAGCTATGTGAATATCTATGTAGCAACCGAAGGTCTTTCCTTTGCGAGTAAGGGGCAGTCTATGCTTGACTTGGCTTCGTATAAGGGTGTATTCCTCAGCGAGGTGATGAATGTCATTGAGGCGGAGTATATCAAGACTTTCCCTCCTACAACGATAAAGAAGTTCGCAGGATGTTCCAAGGGTAAGGATACGAAAGACAAAGACCTGATGCTAAAGGCTCTCCTTGGTAAAGATGGGTGCGAGAATATCCACCCCTTCATCAAAGACCTCAATAGCACTGAGCCTAAGCTGATGAAGAAGACACGTCTTACAGCTGGTGTAGATGACCTTGTAGATGCTTATTGGTGCGCAGAACTACTACGACAGACGATAAAGAATGAGCAGTCTTGATAGCATAAAGAAAACGATTATATCTCCGAGAGAGAAGCTAATGATGGAGCTGTCCCAAAAGAAAGGACAGCTCTTGGCTTTATTTCAAGGTGCTAACAACGCATTCACAACGCCACTCTTCACGCAGATAAACTCCGTTAAGAGCATATGCGACAATATCGCTTCAACGGCATCGGGGAAGTTCCTTGAAGTTGCTGATACGATAAAGGCGGTCAGCGAAGACCCTCTTGAATGCCTCCCCGATATGAAGCACGAGGTGACTTCCATTGTGGACGCACGCCTCCCTAAGAAGGTCTATACCCTCACGTCCTTACAGATGAAGACCGCTATTGCAGATGTAAAGAGGATGGTTGAGGAAGCCAAGGCTGATGCAGTAGGGGTGATAAACAAGTCTCAGATTGAAGACATAAAGAAGCGGGTGCTATCTAAGTACCCCGAGGAGCTACTTGCCCTTGTACCTTTATCTATGACTTCTGACCTAAGTCGTAATGTATCAGAGGTCATGGGGTACGTTAGGGGTATTGGAGATATGTCCGAGATAAAGGATAAGATAGCTATCGTCAAGAACCTCTACGAAGGCTTCACTCCCGATAGGCTAAAAGACAAGGCGTTGTCCGCACTCTATTCAGCCCTTGATAAGGCTATATCCCTCCTTGGTGCGCTTCTACTTAACTACCGAAGCAACTTGTCCTACGAAAGAAAAGAGGCTCTCAAATCGCTTGAAAATAGCGAGAAGGAATTACCCTCACATCTTGAAGAAAAAGTCAGTGGGTCTATCCTCCTCAAATGGGTGCTTGACAACGCTAACAAAGAGGAAGTCAAGGAAGAGTCCGTTGCAGGGAATGCAAACCAAATAACAAGGATTGAGGGTATCTGCTTGTGTGAAACACCTGACGAAACAAGTTCAAAGGAAAACCCATTCAATGACCCTAAGAGGTATGATGGGGTTATCGTAGAGATACTACAAGAGGTAGATGAATGCAAATGGGGTGGTGCTAATGGTGTCCTTGTGGATGTAGTAGGTGGAGCTAAGTATCTGTCCCCAATAGAAAACCCAATAGAGGACGTTACCGAGAAGAATGAACTTGTCGATAAGATTGGTATTCCCGAATGGAGATTACGATGCTACAAGGGAGGAGACACGGCAACGCATACCATTACAGACACACTTCAAAACGAGATAGAAGGTATAAGAGATACGTTTAGCGAGGTGCAGGATGCTAAGCAAGCCATTCTTGCGTTTGCTATACCTATGGTGTATCCTAATATCGCATTGAATGTTAGGACGCTCGTGATGAATAAGATAAAGCTGGCTATCCTAAAGAAGAGAGGTAATACTCCAACAGCCATCATTGAGCAAGCCATCAAGGCTAAGGAGCACAAGAAGAAGGGATATGACCGAAAGCACTTTGATAGGATAAAGAAGCTGAACATAGAGAAGCGTATTGAGGCTTCTGATGGGAATGAGAATGTAATCAACCAAGCCAAGGATGACGCTATGCGTATAATGAACGAGCATTACAACTTGGTCGTTTCCGAATACTATAGGCTACGTAAGACGAGGGTTAAGTCCGAGGACTTCCGTGTTATGGCTGACATGAACAAATACGTCTACATCCCTATGCTTGAAAGAGTGAATAAGGAAGAGGGTGGTCAGCGCATCTATAACAACGACTCCAAGACATTCAATAGGCTTCGTGCTATCCTTGAAGGCATCATCGCAACGAGGTCAAGCAAGAGAGCATCAGGGGAGGAAATCATTAATAAGTTCAACAACGAGGATGCTTTCAAGAAACTCTTCGTGAAGGGACTATCCGAAAGCGATAGACAGAAGTGGCTTGAGGAGGTTACGAAAAGACGCACGGGGAAAGACAAGGTATCTCGTTCTGAATACAAGGATTGGAAGCACAACGAAGAGAGGATGAATGAAGCCGACTATGACCCATATAGCATCTTTGAAACGTTGTATGACGAAAGTGTTGATGATGATGGGCGTGAGCTGAATGACAAGGAACTCCTATCCGCATTTGAGAAGCTCGTCACGAAGATGGGACTAAAGATGTCAAGCAACTTCATCTATTCTTTGGAGAATGACCTCTTCCCTCTCTTCAAGGCGTATAGAGAAAAATATCTTGAAGCATTCAAGAGACTTATACAGACCGAGGCTGACAAGCTAAACAAGTTCTTTGATGACTGCATCGCTATTGTCCATGACAGCGACAAGAGGATAGAAGATGCAATGAATAGTCTATCACGCTATTCTTTTGTGAAGGAGATGCCAGCTCCGCTTGAGCTTTATATTGACGGGAAGATTTATGCCGTGTATCAGATAGGTAAGGAGACTATTGACATCCCTAAGGTTAAGTCGCCATTCATTCCTTCAGATACCATCCCAACTCATACGAAGTCCAACCCTACATTCCTTGATAGGGCGTATTGGGTGAGGCACTTTGCGCTTGATACCCTATTCAATGTAACGCCTGACCGATGGGTCACGTGGATAATCCTTCCTGCATTCACTCTGAAGCTCCCCGTCATTTACATAGCTATCGTCCCCGTCAAGATTGGACCTCTGCTCCTTGTGTTCGGCATAGGCATTGCAGGACTTGGTACGAACCTCTGTCTTCTTGTGATTAACACATCCAACAAAGACCTAAGCTACTTAGCCCCTCTGACGATTGCACTGAACAAGGCGTATGACGCTATAAGGAGCAAGGTAGAGGACGTATCTAATAAGGCGACATCTGGGCTTAGCGGGCTTGTAAATAAAGCAGACGAAGAAGTCTACAAATCCAAGAGGAAAGTAGCTGAACTGACGGACGAGCTGAGAGGTTTAGACGGCAAGTTGTCTTCGGCTATGGCGGACATTAAGGATACTATCGGAAAGCTGAACGTGTCATATATGGCATCCGATGGTCTTTCTAAGTGCGAGCGTTTCCTTGGGAATGAATAGCTTGATAAATAGATACATATAATAATATAGACAAGAAATTAAATTCTTTTCAATATGGCTATAAGAAAAAAGAACAAAGAAGATTGGGGCAAGCAGTCTATACTCGAGAATAGACGTACCCCATCACTGCCACGTTCAAACCGCAATCGTTCTACTATCAACGAGAGCGAACGTGCATTTAGAAAGTATTATGAAAGTGTAGAGATTGAAGATGTTGATAACTACGAGGACGAAGCACCCGTTGCTGAACCCGTAAAACAACCCTATCAGTCTCCCTCTGCACGAGGATTCGCTTTCGTAAATCCCACGGAACAGCTCTTCAATAAGATGACGGCAAGCCTTGCTGGTGCTGTTCAGCGTATTCAGGCTCAGGGCAATCAGAACCCTCAGCTTGCTCAGATTATCAATAGCGGTAAGGCGGCTCTCGCTTCGGCTGACGAAGACATCGTTGCTTCAACGCTGGAGAATGATTTTGCTGGCATCATTGAAAGCTCTTCTGAGTTCCCACTTGAGGCTTGGCTGAGATATAGCTTCGTTCTCATCGGTGGCGACAAGGAGCAAGGTGCTTTCTCGGCTGTCCCCTTCATCTTCGTTAAGGACAACGAAAGAGAGAATGACCAAAACACCAACGTACGTGTTGAAATCATCACGCCTAACAGAGGTGTCTTTGCTGAAGAACTTGACTACGATGTTGTATCAGGCAATACCGACAAGGAGCTTGAAGACTTCTTCGTAGAGATGTTTGAACAGCTCGTTCCTGCTTCTGCTATTGGTATCCACGAAGCTACCTCAACGAACTGCGGTCTCCACGGCAACAGAAGATATGAAGGTAAGATGCTTCGTAACATGTCTACGAAAGACCTTCGTGAGGCTATCTCAGAAGAGAAGAGAAAGGTCAAAGACCTTCGCAAGGAACGCAGAATGGTAGATGAGTCTGACAAGAAGAAGTGCCGTTCTTGCGACAAGGAAATCGCTAAGAAGACCGAAGTCATTGAAATGCTTGAAGAACGCCTTGACTATCTGAAGAAGGAGAAGAAGGCTTCTGCAAAGAATGAGTCCGCTCAGCCCCGTAAGGTTTACGAAGCCGAAGAGGTAGAGGATGAAGACGATGACAAGAAGGAAGACGAGAAGGAAGAAGGCGAAGAAAAGACCGAAGAACCCGAAGCGGAAGGCGAAGGTGACGAAGATGCTTATGAAGATAAGTTCGTACGTCTCCCCGTGAATAACGTAGATAAGGGTATTGATGTCCTTGTAAAGTACGAAATCCCCAAGGATGAGATTACTATCGTAGACCGAGAAGAAGGTGACGAGGGTGATTCAGGTACGCTTCTTGTACCCCTGAGCTACAAGGAAAACCTTGATAGAATGTGCTTAGACCTCTATGGTAAGACCCTTGAGGAAATTACGGGTACGAAGATTGAAGAAGAAGGTAGCGGTGAGAGCATCGCTGATGACGACCTCCTCTCAGACGATGACTTTGACTTTGACTTCGGTGACGAAGAAGAAAGCGAACCTAAGGAAGAGTCTAAGAAGAAGTAAGTCTTAAATAACTGCATATAAATCCTATTAAGGGTGGACGGAAAGTTACTCCGTTCACCCTTTTTAGTAAATATCTAAAACAAAGAAAAACATAATTGTTATTTGCAAATTAACATGGCAGTTTCCTTAGATTACAGACGACTAAGAGCGGCAGGTGTATACACCTTCGAGACGGACACTACTCAGTCCGTTCCCGTTGAAGTCTCGGCTCTTCGTCTTCTTGTTGGGTTTGACCCCAACGTACCATTCAATACACCTCTCTACCTTGAGAACGAGAAGATGGTACAAAGCCTTTTTGGCGACATTGATGACAAGCTGGAGCGCAGAGGGGCATTCATGAACCGAATGGCACGTACCATGGTTCAGGTAGACCCTATCTTCGCTATCAGCCTGCTTCCAGCTACGGATACCGATTATAGTGGTTACTCTGCTTTCGGGCTGAATGCTTCTACACCCAACCCAAGTCAGATTGCATCTCACGGGGCAAGTGATGGTGACGCTCGTGCCGAAGCCACTAAGAAGAAGTATCGTCCTTCTGACCACTTCATTCAGAACAAGCACGGGTATAATGTAGGTATCGCCTCATTCCCCTCTCTGTTTGATAGGTCTCGTTTTTGGAAGCCCGAACCCGAGAACGTCCTTCGTCTTGCTCAGGCAGGTACGGGTGCAGGTGTAGGTAATATCGCATCAGCTCCTCTGTTCACTTTCGCTAACACGTCAAGCAAGGACATCTCTATTGCAGTCTTTAGAGCTAATGACCTTCCTGCTTATGATGTTATGGCTCGTGATTGGTATGGCGGTGACAATAAGATTCCTTATCCTTGGATTCGTCCTACCGATAGAATGAGCGACTTCTTCGTTCAGGTTGTGGCTATTGACGGCTCTTGGTCTGAATATGACTCTTACGCTTCTGACCCCCATTGGAGTAGGTTCTTCACCCCCGATGGTCTCCGCAGAAGCGCACTGAACAACTTCCTTTCTTCGGATAGCGTTCGCCTTATTGGTACGTGGGTTGGTTCTATCATCCCTGACTTCAAGGATAAGACGGGTGCTGTTGAGTACATCCAAGACAAGGTAAACGCTTCAAACAAGATTACGGGTCTCCTCTGTTCTGTGAATAAGGATGGTCTCTCTTCGCAGTATCTTGACTACGATAACAACGGCTCGCATATGTTCTTTGACGACATCTCGGGCGGTAAGGTTACTCGTAACAAGGTCATTGACCTTATCGGTCACACTATCCATAAGGATACGAGAGAGGTTACGTTCCTTTCACACTCCACGAAGATTCCTAATGACGTGAAGCTCATTGACCATATCGGTGACGCACGTTACTTCGGTGGTCTTAATACGATTGTCTTCCCTGACCTCTCTGTTGCTGATAGCTTCAACAAGTTCTTCGGTGACGTAGAAGGTGAAACGATTGATGGCGTGAAGAAGGTCTCTGACCTTATCGCTTCCATTGAGAAGGAACTCACTTCTCTCCGTGACGGGATGTACAAGAACGTAGGTGGCAAGACCTCTCCTATCACTCTGACGTGGACTAACGCCACTTCTGAAGATGGTCGTAAGAGAAGCAACGTCATCTTTGAAATCCCTGCCGAAGCCAAGAAGGTGACTGCTGGTCAGCTGACGGCTGTCGCTGGTGGTATTGCTATCAACGCAGACCTACCCGCTGGTTGGGATAAGTCTAAGGAGCTTGCTTACTTCGTTGAGCAGGATGCTAATGGTGTTGTCATCCGTAAGGGTGCTAATGTCGTTTCCACCCTTCCTGCAAAGGCTTCTGATGTTGATGACCTCATCGCAGGTATCACTCAGTACTTTGAAGTGTCTCGTATGTTCGTAGCTGAGAATACGCTCTTCATTCTTCAACTTCTGAAGAAGGCTACTACGGCTAACGAGTTCCTTTCTATCCTTTACAAGGCTAAGACGATTGTATCTGGTCTTCCTACTCGTATTGCGTCTCTCCCTGCTGTCAAGGAGCTGAGCGAAACGCTTGACGAACTTCTTGATGGTATGACCTCTACCTTTGAACGTTCTACCGCACCTAAGATTTCTACGGAGACCTATCTGTACAATATCAACAAGGGTGATGGTGTTACTATCCTTGGTCGTGAGGACAACTATGGTTTCACTGAAACGAACCCATCTCTGAAGACGAAGTACGAAAGTGCTGTTGCTCCTACCATCCCAGGTATCACACGTGTTAATAGCGTTCGTGTTGTAACTCTTGATACGCTCAAGTCTCTCAACGCTCAGGCTAAGGCAAGTGGTATCGCAAGCGAGCTGACCCTCTCTGAGGAGTATATCGCTTCTCTTGAAGCTATGGCTCGTGCAACGAATGGCAAACTTCAGTTCAAGATTCTCTCCGCTGGCGACCCAATCTCCATCAAGGAAGGTTCAAGCTCTACGGGTGCAGAGTCTATTGGTGCTATTGACTTCAAGGGCATCATTCAGGCTACGGAAGAAGATAAGTCTTCTATTGAGTCTGTCAAGGCTTATATCCTGAGGAACATCCTTCGCTTCAACAGAGAGAACTCTGTAGGTAGAGACATTACGAATAAGATACTCAACTTCTTCTCTACGAATGGCAAGACGATGTACATCTCCGTACAGCGTTCGCTTTCAGACCCCGAAGTTGCTTCTACTATCCGTCTTACTCCGCTCAAGGGTCTTATCATCTCCAACAAGCACCTCCCAGGCTTTGATAAGGACGGCAACCCCAACAGCGAAAAGGGGGTAGAGAAAATCTACTCAATGATTGAAGAAGAAGGTATCCTTCGTGGTCTCACCAACCCTGACCTTATTGACTATCGTTATATCATCGACTCTATGTCGTTCGGTCTCGGTAGAGAGAGCTTCGGTAAGTCCTACCTCGCTCGTCTCGCTCAGAAGAGAGGTAAGTGTACGGCTCTGCTCAACGCTCCTTCAATGAAGCAGTTTGAGCTGTCATCTGACCCGTACTTCTGCGATACGTTCAACACGGGTAGAGGTGTTAAGCCAGCCTTTGATACGAAGTACATCCCTCTCGGTGGTAACACGGAGATGACGTACACTTCGGGCTACTCACTCCCATCGGAAGACAATGGTGGTAAGTATGCGGCTGTCTTCGCTCCATTCCTCAAGTACAACGATGGTGGTAAGACTGCTCTTGTACCACCTGCGGCTGACGTGTCTAACGCTATGATGCGTAAGTATAAGGGTGGTAATCCTTATGCTATCATCGCTAACCTTGATGGCGTTCTTTCTAACCGCTTCCTGACGGGTGTTGAATACTCGTTTGACAATGAGGATAGAGGCAACCTTGAACAGATGGGTATCAACCCAATCATCTCCAAGGCTGGTCAGATTATGATTTATGGTAACAAGACCTGCTATCAGACTCTGCGCTCTTACTTCAACTACCTGCACGTCAGAGAACTCCTTAACACGATTGAAATCAAGGTTGAGGAAGTCCTTCAGAAGTACGTCTTTGAATACGACAACAGCATCACGAGGTCTCAGATTGTATCTGACATCTCTACGGAGCTTGCTCCTCTTGCTCAGTCGGGTGTCGTTCTTACTGCTCCAAACATCATTATGGATGATAGTAACAACAGCGACCAACAGCTGAAGATTGAGGGCATCAGCGTCGTTGATGTTGAGGTCGTTCCCGCTCTTTGCAATGAGAAGATTGTCCAGCAGGTCAAGGTTCTAAGGAATGGTAATGTCGTCAGATAAGAATAGAAATAAGATAAGACAATGGCAGAAAAACTAAAGACAAGGTCGCACGGCTTGAGTGCGCTCCCTCAATATAGACACTCACGTATCTCTACGGAGATGCTTGAGCCCGTTTACTCAGGTAAGTTTATTGTAGACATCGTTCCTCCTGCTTATGCTGGTTTCAGCACGGAAGAGAAGAACCTCCTACTTGAAGCTATTACCAAGGTAAACGTTGGGTCTCCTCACAAGATGCCAGGCGCAGAAGTCCAGCACTATATGAATACCACAAGGTCTTATGCTCAGGCTCACCCAGGCGATACGCATATTGATATTGACATTGATTTTGAAGTGAATACTATCGACATCAATGGTCAGCCTAATCACCTGACGTATGGTCTTGTGAGACGACTCATGGACTCTGTATATAACGTCTACACGGGTGCTACTACAACGAAGGTGAATTACGCAATTCCTCTCTTCTCAGTTGTTGCACTTGATAGAGCAAACCGACCCTATTGGGGTTATATTTGCCGAGACATCTTTGCTATCTCCGCAGTCAATCCTCCCGTCTTTGACTATTCACAGAAGGGTATTTGGAAGCTGTCGGGTGTCAAGTTCCGCTGTGACTCTTACAGCGAAATCGGTAAGTTCGCCAAGCTGGGGTAACACATTAAACCATTAAATTCCTCTGAGGGGTGTGGGGCTAACCTACACCCCTCTTTGGTTAAATACCCTAAGTAAAAAGAAGATTAGATGGGTTTAGTTTTTGAGCAGGATAAGAAGTCTCCTTTGTCCGCTGAATCAGTCAAGAAGATGATGGATATAGGGGGGAAGATGAATGATATGCTGAATAAAGACGTAGTCAAGAAGTTCGGTGTAGAGGTCATCTATTGGCGTGCTGTGCCACACAAGAACTCGGCAGATGTCATCTTCCAAGACTACACTCTCCTTGATGTAGAGGACTGCCCTACGACACTTAACGTCATCTTCTCTGACCAAGCCTACAACCAAGGTGATATGGGCGTTAGTATCTATGAACTTGGATACAACGTTCCTCTTGAGTTGCAGATACCCGCTGTTATTTGGTACGAAGCGTATGGTGGTGGCACGATGCCTCAGAAGGGAGACATCGTATATATACCCGTTCTTCATAAGCTCTTTGAAGTAGATAGCACTTCTGAGGTATATGGCTTCATGCAACAATTCACTCACTTCAAAGCGGTGATGAAGAAGTACACTCAGAAGCAGTACAGAGGAGAAGGCGAGAATCTTGCTGAGACGATTGACGACTACACTACGGGTACAGAGGAGCTTCTCGGTCTTGATATACTTGACGAGATTGCAGACATCACCTCTGAACAGCAGACTGACCCATATAACTCTACTCCTTGGGATAACTTCAAGTACGTAGCTGATGCCGACATAATAAAGGAGAAGACCTTTATCGTTGGCAATACGGATATATTCAGAACGTACTACGACTTGTCTTCTGTTAAGAAGGGGTATCTTGCTGTTGAGTACAAGGATGATGATGAGGTGGAAGAAAACTCTTATCGCCTTCTGTCTCTTTGGGCTAAGCCTAACTTCCCCGATGAGGTCACTACTTATGATGAAGTGTTACTGAAGGATGGCAAGGAACGTATCAATGGCGTGGCTTACGAGACTATCGTGATGCGTAGGTCTAAGAGACCCGTTGCCCTCTCTGTCGGGGAGAAGTATATCGTCTCCGTAGGTAAGTCCCTCAAGCAAGAACTTACACTGAAAGCCATACACGGAGACCACGATGAATGGTATATCACTTTTGCTGATAGACTGAACTTAGACAAGATACAGCCAAATTGGAGGAAGTCTAAGATTACTATTGCAACGAGCAACCCAACTCAGATTATATCCTCTCCCAATGAAAGTATATCACTATCCCTTGGTAAGGATTATGTAAACCTCTCCATCAATGGAGTAGACAATACGACTATGCTCGGTACGACATTAAAGGACGAGCAGTGGTATGGTATATCTCTTACGATGATGACGGGTGGTGATAGCTCACTTAGGATATATGCAAAGAAGGGTAGTGGTATATCTGTGGTTGCAGAGGTGAGCATAGCTTCACAACTCACAGCAGGGTTATATCAGTACTCTCTCCTCGGAGGTGATGTATGCCTTAGTAACATTAGGCTATACAAGTCATCTAAGCCCTTCAAGGATAATGAACGTAAGATTGACCTCCTTAGTAGAGTGATTAAGAATGGCTCTAAGGCTGTCATCTGTGATTCAGTTGAACTGCCATCCCATATAGGTGGCGTGTACGTTGGTAGACAACGATAAGCAATGAAAGACGGAAAGATTATAACAGACGCTAAGGGTAAGAAGACCTACCTCGCTTTTGTCAAGGGCGATATGATTGACGATGCTGTGGAGCAGTTCACGGCAGAGGATGGTATGAACCAATCGGTTATGCCTGATGTGTTAGTCACCGCCAAGAAGAGGAAGGCGTATAAGATTGACGAGATACTCTCGCAACTCAAGAAGCCTAATGCACGCATAGAAGACGGGAGCGGTCTTGCGCCTAACGCTGATGCTAACGCTCCTATTGATGAACGCTTCCCTTCTGTAAGGATAAACAAACTCGGAGAGCTGGAAGAGGACTACCTCTTGTATCAGCCTATCTCCGAACTTCAAGCAACGGGTAAGAAGGTGGAAGCCGTGGAGAACTATTCTGTTACTCTTATGGTACTTCCATCGTCTGAATATGGCTTGTATTACGATGCAGAGACGCTCGTTAGAAAGACGATACCTGCACTTAGGAAGAAGAGGGAAGTTTTTATCTTCCCTGAGACAATCCCATTCAGGTATGTAGACCCTAACGCAAGCGAGAAGAGCGCAACCACAATGCCCGTTGCTCCTTCTGATGAGAATGTAACGTGGTGGTCTACATTCAAGTCGCACGAACTCACGGAGGTTTCTACAGCTACTATGGGTATGATTGGTGAGTTCGGGACTATCAAGGGCGACTTCGTTCCACATAAGAAAAAGAAGAAGGGTAAGAAGGGTAAGGCTACGAAGAAAAGCGAAGCATCTAACCCATCTATGGAGGGTGTTATGAGACTTATTACGAGAGGTGACAACAGCGCACCTTCGTATGGTTTCAAGCCTTCCTCGGTGAAGGACTACGGCTTTTATGGTGCTATGGGTGCTATGATAACGGAGCAATACCTTGATAAGGATAGGAGAGATAGCGTAAACGCCTATGCCGTCCTATCAGACCCTACGGGTAGGAATATCGCTGTCTACTTCATTGAGGGCTTCAAGAAGAAGTGCCAAGCCATTGCTGACAATGGCAAGAAGAACGTGCCATTTGATGATGGCGGTCGTAGCAGGAATGACGATGGGAAGAACAGAGATAACGAAGGCGAGCTTGAAGGCTCATACGACTCTGCCTATGACCCAAGACTTGATAGGTATATTATGACCCACAAGGGCGCAGAGAAGATACATCAGAAGGTGGCTTACTCGGCACTGACGGGTACGTCTATCCTCAAAGACCACCTCGCACCATACGCAGAGAATAGAACAGCAACGACACATAAGGGTAAGGAACATACGCAGTATTACCATAATATGGCGAAGTTCCTCAAGATGAAGGGTAATCCCAACTTCTACGGGGTGAACTCCATTATGAACCCTTATAGCGTTATCAGACTATACGGGTCTCTTGACGTTGATACGGGCGGTAAGATTAGGTCTGTAAGACTATTAGATAAGCACAAGAGAAAGGCGTGGTATGACTTGAACACCAATACCAATGGTGAAGATTTCAAGCTGTCAGTGCCTACTACAACGAATATCATCAAGTATGGTCAGGCTGACGCTGTCGGTAGAGTACCATACTCCTTCCAAGACTTCATCTTCTGTAAGTTTTGGAATGTTATACCAAACAACCATCTTATAACTCTGAGGAGGTACTCTGAGCCTACGAGGGATAACCTTACGTTCCCTGACTTAGATGGTAAACTCCTGGGGGTTGAAAGTGATGTTGAGGTGGTAAACAAGAATGGTTTAACCCATTCACCTATCGCAACGATGCTCACCTACTTTGGTAGTGGTACGGGAAATGAACTTCCAAATATCATCAACTTTTCAAGTGGGTACACATGGAAGGCAACGAAGTCCGAGATTTGGGATGTCGCCTCAGGGAGCACGGGCGGTGGATTTATGGGTAATATGTTCTCGGGGAATGAGTTCTCCCTCGGAGGTGGTTCTCTGTGGAAGAAGGGTCTTATGGGTGCTGAAATCCTATCAGGTCTTCTTACTGACCCTTCCTACTCAATGAAGATAAACCCCGAGCAACTTATCGGTGCTAATGGTATGCCTGACCCATACACTCAAGGTCCATGGAACAACCGCATCCAAGGTCCACTTAATAGGATTAGTTCTGTGATGATGCGTGATGAAGGAATGGCGTTTGGTGGTAATGGTAAGGAAATCTCCTTGTCATTCCATTATGTGGCTCGTAACTTCGGTGGGGCTAATCCTAAGGCAGTGATGCTTGACATCCTTGCCAACGCCCTTGCTATGGGTACGGGTTCAGCACTCTTCTTCAAGGGTGCGCACAGATATGCCTTTGACCCAACACTGATGCCAAGTGGTAGCTTCCTTGACAAGCTGTACAAGCTCCTTGAAGGGAATGACTTTGAGAAGATTATTGAAGCCATCGCACAGCTCTTCGTTGGTGGTGGTGGTATTCAGACCTTTATGGATAAAATCTTCAGCGGTGCTAAGGAGCTTGTAGGGAGCGCAGTGAACTTCGGTAAGGATGCTATCGGAGTTAGCGATGAGGATGCCAAGCAGAAGGAGAACGGGATGATGGTCAAACTTCAGAACCAACTGAAGAACCTCACCAACACTGACGCAGGTAGGAAGAGGCTAAAGGATATACTCTATGCCCTTGTAGGTAAGGAGTTCGGTTTCCAATGGCTCACGGGTCGTAAGGCTCTCCTTATGGGAGACCCCGTTGGTGATTGGCATGTCACGATAGGTAATCCTATGAACCCTATTGCAATGATAGGTAATCTTATCTGTAAGGGCGTTGATATTAAGTTCGGTGACGAGATGGGATGGGATGACTTTCCTACGGAGATGACTATCACCATCACGCTGGCGCACGCTATGGATAGAGATATGGATGGTATCTCTTCTATCTTCAACAGAGGCGCAGGGCGTATATACGTCCTCCCCGATTGGGCGAGAACGTCCGCAGACAGAGTTACCAAGGTGGATAAGTATTGGCAGGCAAACTCCGATGGCGTTGGACCTCGTGCTATTGAAGGATGGGGTACGTTTGACCCTGAGACGAGAGGGCTTATCCCAAGACGTGACTTCAAGGATGAAAAGCAGAACCCACGTGTAGGGAAGCGTGCTGATGTTTCTATTGGAGGAGACAATGTAGATGTACCCGTCAATAGCGGTGACTCTACTATCCTTGCTATACCAAGGTACACTCCTATCGCATACAGCAACAGAGAAGATATTGGTATAGACTTCGGTAACTTCTCTCGCTCTACACTTGAAGCACGAAGCTCATACTACATTGACATTGACAAGCTCGCTGAAAGAGCAAATAAGACCTAATTTATGTTTACTCATACACTTGATAATAAACCTATCATAAAAGGGAAGGACGGAGAGGATATGACCGACCTATGCGTCTCAATCTTTGAGAGCAAGTCACTCGGTGCATCAACCTTCAAAGTCCTTACCCTTACGGAGAGGTATGTATGTAGACCTGACCTCATCTCGCTTGACTACTATGGTACGGATGAATACACCGACCTTATCCTCAAGTACAACGAAATATCCAATCCATTCTCACTCGTGGTAGGCTCACTCATAGCCCTCCCTGAGGTGATGGAGATTACCAAGGGTATTAAGACTAATATGGTCTCATCCGTTGTAGAGAAGGCAGAGATTAGGAAAGAGTCTACCATAGACACACAACTTAGGAAGAGAGCGTACAAGTATATATCTCCTAAGAACATTGAGGAGATTAACGAGACAGCAAATATCAACAGACCCTTCAACGAACTCACCATACCTGCATCAGGGAAGCGTGTCGCTCCACCTAATGTAGCGAAGGCAGGGGAAAGCCCTATCATATCTCGTAATGGGAGATACGTCCTTGAAGGTAATCACGAGTGCTGTGTGACGGAAAATCCAAATATCACTGATGTGATGAGAGGCAAGTAAAGCTAATGGCAAGAAAGAGAAGCGTTGTAAACGAAGAGAAAGAATTATACGAGAAGAGGAACACTGATGATGTCTTTGCAAGGGTTGTTATCGGTGGTCTTCTTAACGCTTTGAATGGAGAGCTTTTCTACACTCAGGTGCGTGATGGTAAGGAGGAGGTTATTCATATACCCTTCTTCTACAACATGGCGCACTCAGGGGAGAGGTTCATTCAGGATAACTATATGTTCTTCAAAGACCTCTGTAAGGGGATGACGAAGATGGATGGCTCTTTTGATATTATCCCAAGAGGGGTCATCACACTTAACTCCTCTTCCATTGAAGCAGGGTCTATTACGAATAGGTTTGTCCTCGGTGAATATACAAGGACAGACGAGGATGGTATTCCCCGTACATACGTATCGTATCTGTATAGCCTTCCTATCAAGTTCTCCTTTGACTGCAAGATTATCGTAGATACGACCATATCATTACTCAAGATACAATCTCAGGTCAATGAAGCATTCTACAAGAATAGGTCATTCAAGACAACCTATCGTGGTATTGTAATAAGATGTAGGTATGGCATTCCTGAGAACTCCCAATGGCAGAAGTCTATGGAGTATAAGTTCGGTATGCAAGACGCTTCTCCTATGGAGCTATCTTTCAGCATAGATGTGGAAGCCTACCAGCCTATGTTTGATAAGACGACAGAGCGTCTGAAAAGCAACTACATCAAATCCTTCGGTTATGATGTTACACTGAATAAGTCGGAGAGGAAGGATACCCTTGGACAGCGTGACGGACATAATGAGCTATATGGTCTCAAGAGCGATATAGCACACAAGTCTGAGGATGGGTATATCTACCCACGATACGATATATCAGGTAAGGCTTACCCAGCTGGACACGTAATGCCTATCACGTGGCACTACGACAAGGTATATGGCGATATGAGGACTATCACTATCTCCTATAATGAGAACGGCAAGGAGACCCATATAGCTACTATACCTAACACGATGCTTTACGATTGGGAGATACCTGACGACTTTATCCCTGAGGAAGAACGGACGGATGCGCATATAGATTACTTTGGCGCAGGGGATATATCCAAAGACCAAGTCATCCTGATGCCCGACATCTCCGTTGTTCCCGATATGGCGAATGGCAAGATAACAGAAAGCTCGTTTATCGTAAACAGCCAAGGGCTTTTCGTCATCGGAGATAAGACCGAGGAGCAGAGGCGTATCCTCATCAAGTACACGAAGAAGAACGGGCAAGAGATTACATTTGATGCTTACCTAAACCTAAATAGTGGCATTGTTGATATGGCTAACCCCATAACACTCCCAAGAAACCACGAGCCTATACCATACGTAGGAAGCACGGCTCATAGGACTATTGATATTGTCATCAAGGACGCTCAGCATAATGGTATCTCTTGTACTATCAAGGATGTGACTATAATCTAATAGGAAGTGCCTATAAGTAAATAACATATCGAACAATAACTTGCAAGTTACAATATATAAATGAGTAAGAAATTAAACTACGAAGACCTTCAGTCTGTAAAGGAAGCACTCACAAGTGCTACCAATGCAGTCAATGAAGCTATGATTGCTGAAGCTGGCGGAGTAGGTGCACCCCGCCTCTCAAGCATGGCAAGCCTTATTGGGATGGAAAATCATATCCGTGCTATTATGGAGAAGCACGGCTCGTCTAACAACGAGGAGTTCCATTCTGTGCTAAGAGGCTACGTAAATTTCATCAATGAGTCCGAAGATACCCGTCCCCGTGACGAACGTATCTATAAGCAGTTCTTGGAAAGTATGAAGGACTTCCGATACCTCAAGGGTGTAAAGGAAGCCTATGATAGCATCAGGAGTGCAGTAAACAAGGACAAGGTCGGTGTTGAGGTTATCGCTATTCTTGACGAGCTGAAGAGTGACCCACTCTTTAAGTACTTCTACGAAGCCATTGAAGAGCCTGCAATGATTTTCCTCCTTGAAAGGAATGACATTGCAAAGAACAACGCTATCAAGGCTCTTAGAGATTACGCTCGTCAGCTCCCTATCGTTGGTAGACTACTCCATATCATCAAGGAAGGTCGTCTTCCCGAAGATACTAACGAAACGGAATCGGCTATCTCAAGCGACTCTAACCTAAGCCAGGAGACACCCATCTCTCCCGTCTTCACCAACCCTAAGGGTGTTGCTATGTTCCTTTATGGTGGTGCGTTCTTCGCTAAGAGTGATACGTCTGTACGTCCTATCACGAGAGAAGAGTACGAGGAGCTTCCACAAGACCTCAGACAGATTGCTTCTCTTGAGGCTAAGGGTCTTATCTCTTATGACGAAAACCCAAGCGGTGAGGCTCGTGTTGAGTACTATACTACATCAGGTTCGGTATTCACTATCACACGTTCTGACGAAGGTAAGATTGGCGTACTCCTCAATGACACTCGTCTTGATGACAACGCTCTTGTCTCCTTTGACCTCTTCGCTCAGATTACAAGCATTAACGACTACTCGGTATTCAACAATGTAACCAACGTACTCACGAAGCTGATTGACGGCACTTACGAGATGGCTGAGCTTGACTTCGCTACGGAGTACTCTAAACTTGATACCTATGGTCGTACGGCTCTTCTTATCAACCTGAAGGGCATGTACTTCATCATTACTTACGATGCAAGTGCGCTTGACCCATTCAATTACTACTCTAACCTGAAGCCAAGTGGTGTACCTCCTATCTTCTCTCAGTTCTTCGGTAAGACCTATATCTCCATCAACGAGAACACGAAGAAGGCTGACAAGAAGCGTATTGAAAGATACAACAAGAGGAAGGAAGAGTTTGAATCACAAATCACCAAGCTGATTGAACAGCGCAAGGGTCTCAAGGAAGTCCTTGAAGAAGGCGCAGGCGCAAACGAAGATAAGGTTAAGGGTTATCTCGGTAGCATCAACAACAAGCTGAACAAGCTGAAGAAGGAATACGAAGCCTTCCAAGAAGAAGAGGGTGGCGTAGCTAATGACGGGGATAATAACCGCTACAAGCAGGATGACGCAGGTGTTGTCTTCTACAACGTCTCTATCCTTGACAAGGGTGTTACTCCTGATGAAATCTCTACGCCTCTTAGCGATACCGCTAATGCTCCCGAAGACTTCTCTTCTGATGAGGGAGTCCCCGACAATTACCTCTCTGAGGATTACAGCTCAGACAACGAAGGTGAGAGTGGTATTGACTTCATCGGTGAAGACGAACCTATCAGTAGCGAACAAGATGAGTTTGTAGACTATGGTTCTGATAATGAAGCTGGCGTAGCCGATGATGGCGTTCAGGTTCTTGACATAAAGGTTAAGAAGGACGAGAACGGCTTTGTAGCTGCTTATGGTGTTGTGCGAATTGATGCCGTAGAGGATAAGGTTCAGTATAAGCCATTCGTTGTCAATAGAAACCTTGAGGGAAGTGTCTTCTCGTACTATAGCAGTGCTGATGGTATGATTGGTACATCAGAAGACACAACCATTCCTATGTTCGTATTCAACAAGATTCAGCAAGCTCTTGATGCAAACCAAGAATGGAATAGCGGTTCACCCGTTGATACGAGCGTAGTTACTCCTGAGGAGGATGCTCTTCCCGAAGTCAATTCTGACTACCTTGGTGAAACGCCTATTGAGTTCAGCCCCGATTCATTTGAAGACGAGTCCGCAGTAGAAGACCCAGCTTCGTTCTTTGAATCAGTAAGCATCGTCTCTAAGGGTAAGGATGGTAAGGTGACGAATATCACAGAAGCCGCCGCAGTCAAGAAGAGAGTGCTTGAAGCCGAACAGATTGACTTCTCTAAGGATGACGAAGAGAACAAAGAACCTGAAACGTTTGAGTTCTCTGCGCTTGTTGATGTTCTTGAAGATGGCGATGAGTACTACGTAGATGAGAAGGGTGTATTCAATGAAGGCGATGAGTACGAAGAGATTGAGTACGTAGTCCTTTCTGATGAGGATGACACGGAAACACGTGTCCTCTTCCACGTCAATGACCCTGATTCTGAACTCTATGAACAGCTCTACATCTCTAAGAGCAAGGATATTCCACAAGGTCTTGATAATGGTAGTAAGACGCTTCTTGAAATCCTGGGTCTTGTATCAGATGGAGAAGTTTCCGTTCTCGGCATTGAAAGCATTGAAGACGGAAAGGCTGACCCAATGAACTTCATCAGAGCTTCCTTTGCAGGTGTGTTCATTGACGGCACGGACGAAATGCTTGATGACCTACAGAAGTTTGACGGAAGCGATGTATCTATCAACACGGATAACGATGAACCATATACTGACGACATTGAAGATGCTATCAGTGTTACGGCTCTTGATAAGAACGAAGGTGTCAAGGTGATGAAGCAGAGAAAGGTCAAGGACGTTCAGTATATCCCTATGAACGAGAGCGCAGGTGAGAAGGTCTCTACCTTCGTTGCAGGTGATAAGGTTCTCGTAGACGGGAAGAAGATTGGTACTATCGTAAGTCAGGAAGGCGAGAATAGCCTTGTGAAGCTCTTTAGTGGCAACGAAACAGAGCGTATTGCTAACAAGCGTATACGCCTTATCACGAGAGTCTCTGACCTTTACGAGACGGCTTACTCCAAGCAGGCTGTTCGTGAGCGTATCACGATGGATAACTTCATCCCTTGCTCCATTAACTATGGTGGCATCACGGGTATCATCCAAGAAGGAAAGGTCGTTCGCTTCAGTGATTATGTAGGTGCTTCCGAAGGTACTCCCGTAAAGGTGTATGATGAATACCCAACGGAAGAATCTGAACCAACCTATGTAAGTAAGGAGTATATCGAACCATCGCAGACGGCTTCGGATATTCTGAACTCAATGAACTTCACCGATGGTATCCTGATGGACAGAGAGATGTCTACGCCTATCGCACCCGTATCTGTTGATAAGAACACGTTTGACGGAGAAGGTGGATATGTGTCAGTCATTGTTCATACCGCTAAGCAGGAAGATAACCATATCAAGCACGTCCCATTTGAGGATGTCCTGCTTATCACCGCTCCTAACTATGTGATGTAAATATAGTGTATTTTTAATCGTAATTTATATTCTATTTTGGAATGACCCCTTGGATGAAAAATCTAAGGGGTCTTCCTTTTATAATACGTGCATTAAACCATAGAAATTTGGAAATTGAAGTGTAAGGATTCATCTTTGGTTTCCAATATATTCTATATATTTTTTTTATTGGCTTCTCCTATTGTATATTCAAGTAACGATGTTCTATTCTACGAAAAGTATCACCATATCTTATCGTAGTAAATTCTTTAAGGTTGTTTTTTGTGGTTTGCAAATAAAAATTACCTTTGTAGTCAAGATGAGAAAGATTCACAGAGCATATAAGTTCAGGTTGTACCCAACAAAGACACAGACCGAGTTGCTTGCAAAGCATTTCGGTTGTACTCGTTTTGTGTACAATTACTTTCTCAATCAAAGAATAGAGCAGTATAGACTTACGGGAAAGAGTGATAATTACTATGAGCAAGCCAAGATTCTCGCAAAGTTAAAGAAGCAGGTAGAAACCGCATGGCTTAAAGAAGTCAATGCTCAAGCATTGCAGTGTGCTATCAGATGTCTTGACGTAGCCTATGCTAATTTTTTCAAGAAGCGGGCAGACTTTCCTAAGTTCAAATCAAAGCGTTCTAAAAACAGCTTTACTGCGCCTCAATTTTCTCGTATCTCTGGAAATAGACTCTTTATACGAAAGTTCAAAGAAGGTATCAAGTGTCGTGTAAATCGGGAGATAAAAGGAAAGATTGGGAAGGTTACTATCACCAAGACTCCGAGTGGAAAGTATTTCGTTTCCATATGCACGGAAGAGGAATACCAAACACCATTTAAAAAGACGAACAAGTCTGTTGGAGTGGATTTAGGATTGAAGGATTTGCTCATCACTTCAGACGGAGAAGTTTTCAGCAACAACAGATATACAAGAAAATACGAACGTAAACTTGCAACAGCACATCGACATCTTTCTCGTAAGAAGAAATGGAGCAGAGGGTTCGAAAGACAAAGACTCAAAGTTGCCCGAATCTACGAGAAGATCTCAAATTGTCGGATGGATTACTTGCATAAATGCTCTATTTCCCTTGTACGGAGGTATGATACTATCTGTATCGAAGACCTGAATGTTAAGGGCATGGTTAAAAACCATCGCCTTGCCAAATCTATAACTGATGCAAGCTGGGGGAGTTTCATTGCGATGCTCTCCTACAAGGCAGAATGGAACGACAAGAAGGTCGTGAAGATAGACAGATTCTATCCTTCATCTCAAACTTGCAGTGTCTGTGGATATGTCAATAAGAAAACGAAAGACTTATCCATACGTGAATGGGAATGTCCTGATTGCCACACACACCACAATCGTGATGTCAATGCCGCTATCAACATCCTTCATTTTGGCGTAAATAATAATATATCGGCAGGAATTGTCGATTACACGGATGGAGAGGATGTAAGAGTCAATCTTTTGAAAGACCAATCCTCTGCGAAGTCCGAAGCCCAAGAGCGTTTAGCGATTGGGTAGTTCAACTAATACCGGACAGACAAAGATTAACGATGGATATACTAAGCATTGGAGGAGACCCAAAGAAAGATGGTGGGGCTCTCGTTAGGATTGACCCCGAAAGCCTGATAAGTCAATTCAAGAAAGTTCCAATGTTCGTTAAAGTCTGTTTTGCAGTCATCGTGATGATTGGCTTGCTCTACTACCTTGTCTTTCGTTCTCATCTATACGACAACGACTCCGACAAGCTCGGAGCACTCGTTCACCGCACGGAGAAACTGCATAATCAGATGGAGAACATTCAGAGCTTCCTTAGCTCATATAATAAGGTACTAAACTATCTTGACCTCAGGATAAGGTTACAAGAGCTGAGCGCAGAGTTCCTACAAGACCAAAATGAGATTATCCTTAGATACCTTGAGCAGTCTTCAGACAAAGAAGATATGCCGTATCTTCTCGCTCTGCGTGACGCTATTGAACGCTCACACAGAAATGAAGAAAGAATTAAGGCTATAAATAAATCATTAGTGACGCAGGACTCTGTGGATGTCGCAAGGACGCTGGAAGCAATTAAGGTTGAGCTTATGCAACTGCGCTCTAAGGAAAAACTTGATACAATCGAATAACCAACATAAAAATGAAGAACCTATTCGCAAAAATTAGAAACCACGCTGTTATCATCGTAATGCTGAGTGTTTCAACATTCGTTATCGGTAGCATCGCTTATGACCTTCTCGTGACACGACCTAATATGACCGAGACACTTGATAGGTTAGAGGTGAAGATTGATAATATCTCCTCGGAGATTGAACTCATCACACCAAAGGCGATTACCGAGCAAGCCATTCTGATGGAAGACACGCTGTGTAGTATTGATAGCCTCTTGCACTAATACCGCAGAAACGAAGAGGCTACATAGGGAAGTGGAGTATATAACCTCCCCCACATCGGGGAGGAGTTCACGGAACACCCTATAATCAACCATTTCTATAATAAGCTATAGGAAGGAACATCGTTTATGGCAGGAAGACCAAAGGGGAGTAAGACTAACAAGAATAGGAAGAACTATGTTAGTAACCCTGAACTCTATCAGGAGATTTTGAAATCTATTGATAGGGACGAACTGACACCAAGGGCAGTAGAGCTTCTGTGCAAGCTCGCAGACAACTGCGCTACCAAAGTCATCTACCAAATACCTGAAGACAGAGAGGACGCTGTTGCAAGCGCAGTGGCGGATATGATTCAGAATTGGAAGAAGTTTGACCCAACCAAAACCAAAAACCCATTCGCTTACTTTACATCCGTATGTACCACAGCCTTCACAAAGTTTTGGAGGCAGATGGGCAGGACAGATATGCCTATCTCTATTACATACAACCTATCAGACGAGCGTTTTACTTTTGATATGTAGTTGCTTCTATGGGATGTAGTAAATGCGAGAAAGAGAAAGAGAGGAGACGAAAAGAAGAGGAGAGAGGGAGAGTTATATACACACCTAAGAAAGTGCCTAAGGCAAAGGATTGGGTGTAATGTAAAAGGGGAAAGGTGAATAGCACCTCTCCCCTTCTTGTCTCTCGTTACTCGCCTTGTTAGATGAGTGATAGGAATAGCACTCTCAGCCCGTGACCGATGAGACCACCTAAGATAGTCGCACCAAGGTCAAGCCAATCAAACTTACCACCCTTCAGCTTATCCTTGTATTCCATACCTACGGCAAGACCGAGGACAAAAAGAATGGTCAAGAATAGACCGCAAGGGATAGCATAAAGGAAATGCTTGTCCCTATTACTCTCGCTGAGGAAAGGTACTTTCCTTACAACAGCCAAGATTTTCTCTACTAACTTATCAAACATTTTCGTAATAAGATTCATACAAAGGATTTATTTCTACGAAGTAGTTGGTTTTCCACTTGTTCATCCTATGCTCGTTGTGGTTCACATACCCAAGCTGATTACAGACGCATGTGACACCTCGTATCTCCTTGCATACATTGGAGTGCGTATGACCATATATCCAATAGGACGCTCCGCTTGATGCTATAAGACTATCAAGAGGAGAATTGAATGCAGAAGTATATATGTCCCCACCGAACATTGTATTGGCGAGTTCAAGGGACGGAGCGTGATGAGTGATGACCACACGTGGGTATTCGGTAGGGAATAGGAACATCGCCTCTTCTAAGTACTTCAAACAGCGTCTGTGGACTTCTCTGTACCCTTCTATGGTAAGTGGTTCACCTTTATATTTGATACGCTTAAAATCGCTCAGAGATACGTATATGGGTATCTCACGCTTCGGGTCAATGTCTGACCACAATGGACACAAGATAAACTCAACGCCATCAAGGACGACAGACGTATTAAACCCATAGTAGAGATTGTCGTACTTCGTCTTGATGAAACCATCCTCAATAGTCCCAAGGTCGCCTGCACCATAAAAGCTATGGTTTCCGTGAATCATAAGGACATACTTATAGTGAGAAGTAGCCCACGAAATGAACTCCTCCTCCTCAAGCTCCTTGACATCCTTCCACGAACCAATGTCCCCTGCAAGGACTAATATATCTCCTACAACCTCCAAGGGGTTACGCTTAATCCAATCCCTCTGACTTGCAGACTCAAGATGGAGGTCTGATGCGATTTGAATCTTCATACTACTCTATAATAGATAGGCGATTAGTCACCCACCACAAAGATAAATGAAAAAGAAAATCCAACAACATTTGGAAGATTAAAAATAAGTCCCTATCTTTGCATTGTGAACGAGAGGGACTCGGTCACGACATTAAAATAAAAAGACCATACAGAGAAAATGGAAACAACAGAAGAAAAGACCCTTAGCCTCAACGAGGCGATGCTCCTTGAAGCAACGAAGTATCTCAACAAGCCCGAAGAACTCGCAGAAGAACTCGTGCGATACAACAGAGAGAAGGGTGATGGGAAGCTGACCGATGAACGTGCTATGCGTCTCGCTCTCGCTAATCTTGAAATCGTCAAGAAGATGCGCAAAGAGCCCGTCACGTTCCGCTTCCGAAAGATTAACGGAGACCTGCGTGAGGCAGAAGCAACGCTTGAATCTGACAAGCTCCCCGAAACGAAGGGAGTAGGTAAGAAGTCATCACCTGCCGTTCAGGTCTTCTTTGACCTTGTTAAGGGCGAATGGAGAAGCTATCGTATTGAAACACTCATCCTTGAAGGTGACAACGTTCCCGAAGACGAGGATAAGGACGAAGAAGAAAAAACAGAGGAGTAAAACCTCTTTTTGGGACGTTGGCGCAATTGGTTAGCGCAGGAGTCTTATACGCTCAAGGTTGCAGGTTCAAGCCCTGCACGTCCTACTTTTTACTATGGTTATAGAAGTATCTGATTATTACAAGGAGAAAGGATATATTAGAGCATATTTAGCTGTCAATAAAGAGCCAAGGAGAGTGTGTACATTAAGAATGGCTGACGGCACTATGGTTAGTATGTCTTACGCTAAGTATCTATATACCAGCTATCATAATTGCGAGGTAGATAGAACAGACCATATTGACCATATAAATGGAGATAAGATGGATGATAGGATTGAAAATCTTCAACTTATTTCAGGGACATATAATAGGCAGAAAGATAAAAAACGCAAGGAAATGGTTATATGTATATGCCCTGTGTGTAGCAAGGAGTTTTTGTTAGAGAAAAGAAACCTTAAGTTCAAATCAAATCCTTGTTGTAGCAGGAAATGTGGAGGAATCAAATCTCATTGGAAGTAACTATAAGAATAATCAGGAGGTCTTCGGTTCAAGCCCGAACGAGACCACGACTTGGAGTTTGAGTAACATCAAGCTCCAAGTTTTTTTGTCGCAAAAATAGGAGAAACTTGCGACAGCTTTGGACACGTTTTGGACATTTCCAAATGCGTAATACACAAGACATTAGCTACACCACACTCACCTTTCCACCACTAAAAGCACCCATCCTTTGGACGCATCTTGGACAATTTGAATAGTTTCCAAAATGGAAAGAGTTGGACACAAGAAAACCCCTCCCGATGTATTCATCAGAGAGGGGCATCAATTATTACTTATAGTAGCGGTTCAGACGTGTCAGCTGATTGAGCTTTTTCTTGAAGGGCTTGCTCGTACCATTCACCGAAGCGAAGTAAAGTTGAAGCATATTGAACCCGCACTCAACAGCACCTTCATCTAAGTTCATGTTCATATTTGCATACCACCACTTTAATTTTTCTTCATCATCGCTCTGAGCTGTGCTCTGTTTTTCTTCTTCCATTCGTGGCGCACGCTTTTGTTCCTGCTTAGATAGCTCCTCCTTTATACGGGCATCCTCTTCTTCACGCTTCTGTCTCACAATATCCCTTTCAAACTTCAAGGAGGTGGCTACTCCTATCACAAGCCCCAGGACTACCACTGCAAGAACGACATATAACCCTAACATAAGCTACTTCTTTTTCCCTCGTGGCACACGACTGCCCTCCTTGAAATCATCGTTGTCGAACACCTTCCCGTACACCACTCCTCTACGGATGAGGTTACAGAGAGTATTCTCCTCCGCCCACATATCCCGCTCGTCTTCGTGGAAGATGGTTGGCATTGATACGAAATCAAGTTTCTTACCATCATAATAGATAAGCCCCCATCGGTTGGGAAGCTCATCGGTGGATATAAGATTAGGAGGCGTTACATAAAACCTCCAACAACCCATACCCTTGTATCCAGCCTTACGGCATACCTTCTTCTTCTCTGCGAGAAAGTCTTCCCTTGATAGCTTAATCTCAAAGAGGTAGGAGTTCACCTTCAGGTTGTGGACGAAGCCGATGATGTCAGGAGCTTCCCTACTCCCCGTAGTAGACGAACTTAGTTCTACCGCACAGATGCCGAGCCGTGGTATCTTTCCCTTACGAGAGTCCTTTGCCAATATGGTAGCAACACCCAAACAGAAGTCGTGATGCTTGCGCTCACGAACTTCCTTGGGTGCTTCTGATTCTATTGTATGGGCTTGTATGTGTATCGTACCTTTACGTACTCCTCTTACTCCCATTACGTCAGGATGTTGATTGTCTGTTCAAGGTCGGAGAGCTTGTCAAGAACCTTGTCGTAGTTGAACCCGTCTCCTTCAAGCTCCGACTGAATATCCTCAAGGTCGGAGATTGCATCCTCAGCACGCTGAATAGCATCCTCAATGCGACTCTCAATATCAGAAGGTGGATTCTTCTGAGACTCCAGCATCTTTCTGATTTTAGCGAGTTCTTCCTTTACGTCTTCTAATGTAGTTGGAATCATTGCCTTAGTTGTTATAGTTGTTGATTTCTACATCCTGACCCAAGTAAGCGTTCTTATAGGTCAGCTCGTCCACCTGAATGGAGATGCAGTTGTTAGATGAGTTCTTCACGTAAAGGGTGTATTCCCCTTCCTTGACGTTATCCATTGCGACAACAACGCCCATCTCGGTGGTTGCTTCTGCCTGCGCACTCGCATCAGATGAACCGAGCTTGACAATCGCAGAGACTGCGATAACACCGAGGAGGATACGGAACTTCATTGTGTTCCAAGAGATATTCTGCTTCATAGCTTCTTTTTGTATGTTAAGTTGATTGTTCTTGTTAGAGGGTCTTTGGAGCTTCGTCTACTGCGTTAGCGTAAGCGATGTTCTGTCTTGCACGCTTCTTGTACCACTTCTCGTCAGCAAGGAAGCAGTTGTGATGGCACAGAGCTTCTACAACGGGGTCATCTTTATATTCGTAGTAGTAGGGCTCAGCTTCGTAGTCGGAGTCTAAGTCGCCATCGGATGACTTCGTCTCAAATCGGACACGGCATCCAAGAGGTCCAAGAAGCTCGTCTAAGACTTCATTGCTTGCTGTCTCGTAGTCAAGACCATCTTCTGCAAGCGACTCACGTACGAGATTGACGATTTCATCCGTGAGGACTACAATCTCAAACTCCGTTGTATGGGTGTAGTCGCCCCAATCGTCACACTCAAGGTTGTCAATGGCGTTCTCGCCTGCTTCGTAGGTGAGGTCTTCAATGAAGTCGTTAAGCTCTTCAGGTGTGACTACATATCCTGGGCAATCGCCACCAAAGTCTGTTAATCGTGCCATAGCTGTCTGTTGCTTTTAGTTTAGTTGTTACTTAGTTGCTCGTGGAGGTTCTTTTATTCCCCTCTCACACTACAAAGGTAGGAAGAGTTTTTCATTCCACCAAATCTCCCTAAAAACAAATCACCCCAAGGACGCTTAATTGCCCTCGGGGTGATGATATAATATATGATAGGTCAGCTCTTAATAAACCAATCGGCTTGACCTTTACTATTTAGATGCGCTCGCTCGGTACTTGCCAATGTTACCTACTTCATATACCGAAAGCGACACCCTAAAATCAAAGCCTACCTTTGACCGACTGCTTCCCATTTCTCTCTTCCAAGCCTCTGCGAGAAGAGACCTATATCCATAACTCTTCATATAATATGCAATTTCATATCTTTTCCTATACCATATTATAGTTTGTGCGTAGATTTGCTTATGTGAAATGGAATACCTACATTTGTGGGTGAAAGATGTTCAACCAACAACGTAGAACAAAAGAAATGATTTACGACTATAACAAGGTAAACCTCGCATTCATCCTCGGGACGAAGTGGGAGGAGAACCCGAATGAAGCCTCTGACGAGCATAAGGCTCTGCACGGGCTGTTTGCATTATGCAATGCTTCCTACCCCAATAAGGTAGGAGAAGAGCCTGCCACGATTACCAAGGCTAAGGCTATGCGTCTTCTCCAAGGTATGAATGCAGAAGACATTATCTCCACACTGCAAGGTATGGGGCATATTGACGTAGACGAGAAGGGGAAGATTACAATCAAATCAACCCCGTGGTGCTAAATATATACATCGGCAGGGACTGACGATTACACGGGTGGAGGGGAAGTAAGAGCCGTCCTTTCGGAAAGCCATTCCTCTGTGAAGCCCGAAGCTCACAAGCAAAGTGCTTGTTGGTAGTCCACATAAACACTATACATCCAAAAATGGCAAACGAAAATCATCGCAAGTTCTTTGTAGCTAAGACAGAGCTATTCTTTAATATGTCCAAGGTAGCAGACTTTGAGTCTATTGAAGATACTACAAAGAAATATCACGAGTTCTCCATAGATGGAAAGCTCGCTATCCTTGTTCGTGAAGAGGATGTCTATGACTATTATGACGAGATGGAAATCTTTGAAAGTCTATGGCACGACATTGACGAACTTTACGAGGTACAGCTCTTCCGCAACGGCAAGACCCGTTGCGTCATTGCAAAGAGAAGTCTCCTAACCTACACTCCTGACATCACGGAAATCGGCTCGGTAGACCCCAAGGAAATCCTTGCTTCTATTGTAGGGAGCAACAATATATCAGATACCGATGGTGGTGTGCTTAATGAGGTAGAAGACCTCCTTGCTTCCGCATCAATAGAGGACGAGAACTACCTCTACAAGGAAGACAACAAGAGAACGCTTGACCTATTCCTCAAGAATATCAATAGCATATCATTGGTCGTTGTACCTAAGTCTGACCTAACATACGCTAAGTTCCATATCGGTTCTGCATCTATTCCTACAGCATACTTCCAAACGGGAGAATATGGTAGAGCTATCGTGGCATATAACGCAGGGGTAGGTGAGCTTGGTGCTATCCTAAATGCTCGCCTTGACAAGGGGGACGGAAGGGTCTTCCGCTTTGAGTTCTCTCCACATCTTGATGAGTTCGGACAGCTTGTGAATGTAAGTTACAGCGACCCATACGGCAAGAAGGAAGAACGAACCTTCGCAGGCGAAAGTGTCCGAGAACTCTTGGAGTATATCTTTGCAGGGTTTAGATGCGAAAGCATCGCCATTGAAGACCTCTATGATGATACCATTGAAGTTATAGAGACCATTCGTGATAGCTACGAACCCGTAAACGAGAACCACCTCTTCGGTCGTGCCACCAGCGTAGGTGCAGTGAAGCTCGTAGAGTCCGCACGTGCTAAGGCTTATCTTCACGAGTACGCTTCATACTGCAAGGGATGGGGTCTCCAAGGTGGAAAGTTCTTCTCTCGTAACATCCTTGAGAACAGCCGAGCTAAGAAGGCGTTTAAGGCGGTGATGGGTCTTGACCCCAATATCAACACCATCGTCATCATCTCGCCAGCCAACCCAGCTCCACAAGTCCTCACAAGACGTGAGAATGACGAGCGTGTCGCACGACTTGAATGGAAGCTCCGTAACGAACTCAAGGAAGGTGGGTACAACTACGTCAAGGTGCTTGGTAAGTATGGCAGTGTAGAGCCTTCATTCGTCATCTACAATATGTCCTACTACGAAGCAGAAGACCTCGCAACGGAGTTCGGTCAGGAGTCGTTCATCTTCTGTGAGTTTGACCACTCTCAGCGTGGAAGTACCCGTGCAGGCAAGGTCAGCGCACGTATGTATATGAAGGATGAGAATGGGGACTACAACCTTGACGATGCCTTTGAAGGTATCCTTGATAGGAATAACACCCAGCGCAATCTCACGGAGTTCTACACCCAGCTCAGCAAGAAGATTAAGTTCAACATCCCATTCGGTGATGATGGTAGTACTATCTCAGAACGTCTTAGCGAAGGTTTTGAGAAGTATATGACCGACACCCTAATCGCTTCGCATCTCACGCATTCCGCTATCGTAGGGGATAAGAGGAAGAAGCTCGGGAATGAACGAGTGAATGAAATCCTTGAAGGGCTACGTTCCGAGGATACGCCTAACAGCGAGCGTAAGAAGCTCCGATTGGAACTCTACAAGTAAAATAGAAAGCAAGTCCCCTGAGAAGAAAATTCTTGGGGGATTTGTTTTTGTAAAAGGTTCTCGCTACCTTTGTATCGTATTCCAAAGTGGAGTACATGTCATCAACTAAAAACAGAATGATTATGGGAGCGTTCACCTATGACAGAGTAGCTCAGCTATACGACATGCTGAGTGAAGAAGCAGGTCTTAAAGAGACCCGAGACGAAGCCATCAAATTCGCTAAGGCTGAGTTTTACGAATGTGCTGGCGTTGTAGCTGTCTTGCTACGACTTCAAGAGAGTGAAGTCTACGGAAAGCTACTTAAAGTCCTGGATGCAGAAGAAATACGAGTAGTCGTTCGTGATGCTATAATGCACTACTTCTCGAGTGTCATTAACACCACTAAGTTCTTTATGTCTAAGTCTGACTTGGAAAGATTTCATACTATTTGGTATTTCTTTGATTTCTATATCGTAAAATACACATATGAAGCTCTTAGTAACAATCCGACTATACGCAGTAAGTTCTCCTTCTTCAAGAAGTCTCGTACACGTCATATAGCCTATGAATTAGCTAAAGCGTTGGAAGTAAGTGCACGATATTGTCTTAAAGAAGATGTCTGTTCAAGGATACTGAATTGTGCAACATACGCTGACCCTTTTTCAGGTGGTTTCTTGCCCAAGTTCGCATCCTATGTTGATAAAGATGGCAACGTTGTGCTGTAATACGTGTAATTAAACTGAGCTTCTATGGAAGAGTTAGGCAATAGCACAAATGGGCTTGAAAGGTTCAAGGCATCCCGAACCGAAGGTATCCATGAGGTGAAGGTCGCATTTACGCCATTAGCTTATGACGTAATTATGCGAATTGAAGTGCATAACGGAGACCTTTACGATAGGTTACTCCGCATCTTAGATAGAGACGAACTGCATGCAATTATACGTGATGCCCTTATGCACACCTTCCTGCATCTCTTCACTCACCCTGAGTTCATCTCGTCTCCGAATCATGCGGATAGATTTGGTGTTGTTCTAAAAAATCTTGACTCATATACAAGGAGATTGGCTTACGAAGTCTTGAAGAATAATCCTACCATACGTAAGGGGTTCTTCTTCTTCAAAGGTAGACGCACACGTAAAATAGTTTATGAGCTAATGGATGTGTTAGAGAGACACGTATGGAAAGCCTTATCAGGTGAACACTTCTACCGTCTTCTAAAACATGCTACAATCAAAGACTACGTATTAGGTGGTGTATCCTCAAGGTTTTTGTCGTACGTTGATGAGAATGGGCACTTGGTATTGTATTAGTCCAACTAACTGGAAGAAACGATTATGGAAGATAACAACCATATTAAAGCATACTCAAACCACATCCGAGAACGAATTATGGCATACGAGGCGCAGAAAAGAGAGCGAGAGGAATGCATCAGGAAGGCGTTTGAGCCTTTGGCTGTTGATATGCTTGACTACTTCAAGGTGAACTATGCGTGGCTGTACAAGAAACTCCTCCGCATACTAACCCAGGAAGAAGCGGTAGCGGTCATCCGTGATGCTCTTATGTACTCAACATCTAAGCTGTTTGAGTCTTTGGGATTTGATTTGCTTAGGTCTCAGGCAGACTACTGCGCTTTCTTTTATCTTCATCTTAATGACTTCATAGATGATTGCGCATTCCAATCATTAAGCTATTACCCAATTATTCGTGGGAAGTTTCACCTATTCAGAACGTCCCGTACATTCAGTATAGCCACAAGTCTGAAGGGTGCTATGGCTTCGTCTTTCAGGAAGGTCGCAAAGCCAAAGCACACCCGTCCCATAATAGAAAGTATAACTTGGGTAGACGAGAAGACGGGAACGACATACCCAATCTTTGAAACCTACGTTGAAGAAGATGGGAGTTTAGGTATAGAATAGCCATACCGACTTACATATGATTATAGCTATCGTTTTGCTTCGGCAGGATGGTAGCTATAACTATATATATAAGTATAATAGTATAGGTATGGCATTCATTAAGCTATCATCACTTGTTAATACACTTGATGCTACAAAAGAGAATATAGATGCGACATTAGAAAACTCGTCAGATAAAAAGACACCACTCCTTCCAAACATAACACTTGGGGACTTTATGAAGGGTCTTACCCCAGGATTTGCTGACTTGGTGCAAGAGTACTTTTCAAGGTTTTATAGTGTGATATACGATGATGTATCTAAGGGCGAGGATAGCGAAATATACCGATTGGCGTATAAATGTGCAAGCAACGAGAAAACGTATGTAGATTACAAGGGTGATGAAGATGTAGCCTATAACGCACGTTGGATTATTCGTTGCGCCATAAACTACTTCAATATGGACAACTGCATCCGCTTGAATTTTGCAAGTCAAAGGGAGAGGAAGGTGATGGTTAATCATGCGCTAAAGAACAGAGTATTCTCCCCATCCACAATGAATGCAGATGTCGTGATGAATGATTTCATCATCCCATATACGATGGATTACCTGAACCCAAGAATTGACTTCACCGACTTAGACGCAAGGGCTTATGAACTTGATTCGGCTTGGTCTAACGAGAAGGTTGAGCATAGGACGTTTAATATAATGTCTATCGTCAAGAATATACCCATATCCATTGACTATGCGAATGACTTGAAGGTAAGCACATACTTTAAACCAACCAAGCGTGGTGATAGCTTGTATGTCGGGAATGCAAACACCATGTCCCTTTCCTCTGTTTCGTTTGACATCAATGGCGTAAGCAGGGAGTATCTGTTTAAGTTCCTTGATGACTTCTGTGTTGATAGTGTGATTGATTCAGATGGTTCAGATTTCATTATAGACTTG